ATGCCTTCGACACACCCCGGGCCTCATGTTGTGTTCGGCAATGCCCGCCCCTCTCATGACGAGGGCAGGGCCTCTCACGCTTCGACAGCCCCGGCTCATCGTGTTGTGGTTCCTGAAGCCGTGTATAAGCATGCCGCCCGTATGCCTTCGACACACCCCGGGCCTCATGTTGTTGTGTGTTCGACAGGGCAGGTGTGCATGTTGTCGGCTGTGCTGCCCTGCTGATGAGTGCAAGTTTCCTACACATACCCAGGGCGGTGACCCTGGTATTTTATCATTCTTTTAGTTCAATGACAAGGCAAAAGGGGGTTAAGTATTCTTCGACACCCCCCGGGTCTTGTGTGCGAGTTGCTTGCTTGACGTTTTTGATTGACATCTCAAGATACGGACGCATTTGACGTTTTGTTTTTTGTGATGGTATCGCGTGTGCACAGCGTGGCGGATTTCGGACTGTGGGGGAGGGGTGTGGATGCGAGAGCTCGTTTGAGGGGTCTAGAAGGCGATCTGAGCGAGTTTTAGGGTGGAGGTAGTGTCATGGCCTAGGTAGGGGGAGATAAGGGCGTGAGAGGGCGTTTTAGAGCGTTTTTTGCGATGGTCGAAAACTGACCACCCACTACTTTTCTATGATTTCTTTCCGTGGATCTTATAACTTTCTTTATTACAAAGAATATTCTCTACAGTATTAAGAATATTATCTATTTTAGAACATCTTGTATATAGAACACACTTATTACAACTATGTTCTATAACAATTCTCTGTAGGTAATAATTCACTGATTGTATTTCAATAAAAAAATCTAGAAATAATCAGCGAAAAGGGGGTTTTTCGCGAGAATTTTTCACCTGACACTCTGACGAATAGATCATGTCAGTTCGTGCAAGTTGATACAAAGGTAAACACGATTTTACTTGTGCTTCGTGAGCATAGCCACGCAGTTAGGATAGCCTAAGTTAAGTTAGGTAGTGAGTACTTCGTGAGTAGGGGCACGGAGCCTAGAGTTGATTTGTGACTGGGGTCATATGATGCAAGTCACGCGAGTTGGAGGGGGTGTGAGTTGACAAAGTGACAGGATTGTCTTTACACATTTGACCGGGGGCGCATAATTTGACAAATTCAGGAAAACATGATAGAGGAACATAGGAGGGGAATTGGGGGCACTTCGACTAGACAAATAGAAAATCATATGCTATATGGGGAGAGGTGGGGGCGGGGGTGTCATACCCACCTTTCTATGGAGCTAGTAGGGGGGCTAGTAGGTTGTGGGTCAAGTCACGTAGCGTACTCAATGATTGGCTACTAAGATATAAGTATCGACAACGAAAGGAGAAAAAATATGAACCTGCACCTACAACCCAGCGAGTTCATCGCAAAAACCCTGGCACCCGACAACAACCCACAAAGGATCGCCGCATACAACATGGTCCCCGGCACTGTCGTACGCCTCAGGAACCACATCTTCGTGCTTGTCGATGCCTCAAAGGGGCCTCACCAGTGGATACACGCCAAGACAGGCCGCTCCCTTAGCCACGAACAGTTCGCGGCCCGGATACACAAAGACACCACCAACCTACCTGTGATCCTGTTTGACCCTTTGGACACGGACACGGACACGGACACGGACACCAACACAGACAAGGAGAACAACAATGACTGAGCTTGACCCGCTCATCAAGGCATTCGTCAAAACCCTTGAGGAAGCCAATATCATCACCACCAACACATCCGACCTCACCAGCACGCAGTTTGAGTGCTTCACTCCTCAGTGCCTACGAGTCGTGATGGACTCCTTCGACATCGAGGCGGGCACTGTCATTGTTGTCGGCGCCTGGGAAGCAATGCGCGTCATTGGTAATGGCAGCCACAATGAGAAGGCGTGGGTCGGATTCGACGGTCGTATGTACACTCACGAGGAGTTCGCTAATACTGTTCGTTCGACTCATGATGTCGTGCGTGTCGTCCACTATGGGGTTATCTGATGAAGAACACCATCGAACTGGCTGCTGAGTTTATTCATCGTGGCACGGTTGTCGATGCTAATGCACTACTGAAGGATGAGTGCGGTGTCGAATATAAGGTACCTTCGCAAGCGCAGTACTATGCACTGTTCAAGGACCATGATGACGCGAAGGCCATTAACGAAGCACTGAAGCATGTTGCTGACATGCTCGGGTGCATGACGCATATCGAGTATCAAGAGTCCACATCCAGGCTCACGATTGTCGGTGAAGAGATGGCAGTAGGCACCGTTAGGCAAGTGTGGCGTACAGCCATCAAAACCTACACGACGACACTGAATGGGCGGGTGTCGAAGGCCTCTATAAAAAGCCGAGAAGAGTTCAGGAAGTGGTCGGATGACTATATCCTTGGTTTCTTTGAGGGCCTTACTGCCCGCCACTCGTATGCCCACCCGAGGATTCTTGGACTGATTGATGGTATGAAAAAGGAGAACAATGATGCAGGCCTGTGAGTTTAAAGCATACGAGTTCCTGTCGAAGGATTACATGACGTTCGATGCAGGTGAGTTGCCTGATGGTGTTATCGTCAATATGTCTGTTTGGGCTTTCTTCAAGCTGGATAACCCCGACATGTGGGTGTCGAACACAGGTAGGTTCCATACGAATGAGGAGCTTGCGGCTATTCTGAGGGATTACACTGGTTCTATCCAGGTGGTGGATGCTTGTGATCTGCATTGATGATGTCCTCAGCCTGTTCACTGAGCATGAGCAAGCGTTTGTCTGCTATGACTTGGAGACAGCGTGGGATGTCTCTGAAGCCTTTACTGTCGAGGTTGGGGTGCCCTTGAAAGAGGCACCATACATGATGGTTCTAGAGGTTACTGTGGACCCTGTTAATGAGTTGGTGACAATTGAAAGGCGTCGGGCATAGACGTGGGAGCATCCTTAAGATACTGCGACGTTCACGGATCTTGATGCTGCTGAGCGTCACTTAAAGAGGCTGAACGATCAGAAGTTACTGTCGAATTCAATCTGAAGGAGAATTGAAATGTTAGATACACTGTACGCTGTATGGGACTTGGACTGTGATGACCCAGGCATCATCGGTCTTTTTGAAACCAAAGATGAGGCTGACGCCCATGCGGCATATTCAACACATGAGTATTGCCGTGCAATGACTGTTGTCGAATATCGAGCAAAGGAGAATAAGAACAAATGAACCGTAAGCTGGTTGCCATTACAGGTGCACTCATGCTGTCTCTTGGGGCTTGTACCTCGGCTCAGACGGCCTCGTACAACCTGAGTAATGACTCAGATAACTTCCGCGTGATGCGTCGTGTGGTGTTCGTGAATGGGATCACCGATAAGTACCTTCTCAGCATTGAGGGTTTGTGCTCGATCACGAAGGATAAGGAGGATGCTCAGCTTGAGGTCACCTGTAAGACGGGTGATGGAGAGTACAAGAAGCATTACTTGGGTATCTCAGATAACGTCACTTACTTTGTGGAGCAGATGGACCCCACAGCTGTCGATACGTTCCATTACAAGGTGCAGTTCCGTCCTGAAGAGCTGCTGCCTGATGTCGATGTGCAGGTCAGTGGAGGCGACAAGTGATGCTTATTAAGCTCAGTGAGCTGCCTATTCCGTTTGGTTGTCTTGCGCTTGGTGCTGTTCTGATCGATACAGAGGGTAATAGGTACTTTAAGGTGGTTACTGAGGAGTATGAATACTTCTGGGTGAATCAGTTGGATGTTCTTCTTAGTTCTGGTATGTCGGATGATCTAATGTCTAAGACTGTCGAGGAAGATTGGATGGTGCTGGTGTGATGAATAGCGTTCAGTACATTGGTGATGGTAAGTTCGTCGTCACTGAAGAGTGGCTTCGTGAAGTCTTTTCACAGGCAGTGAGCATGAACGTTGCTGACTATCTGGGAGTAGATAACTGGCCGGGTTGGTGGGACATGGACGAGGCCCTTGAAGAGCTGTACCCTGATTATGCTGAGGACGATGGTTCATGCCAGGGTGTCGCTGAAGCAATGATCTATGACTGGATGAATAATGCGAGCAAGGCTGACTAAAGATTGCTATTGCTATACCTGTGGTAGGACCTTTAACTATCTTGGTATTGCCAGCCATAGGGCTTCGCACCGTCGTAGACGTGAAGATTGCACCATTAGGTTTACATATGGTGACGTTAAGAGTTGGAAGTACTCGGAACTGAAAGGAGAAGACTAATGAATACTGAATTGGCCAACCTGACTAAGGAAATTGGTAGGATTGCTCAGTGTCGGCAGGACAGTGTCGAGTGGGATAAGGTAGCAAAGTTTAGTGAGATTGTTCTGAGCTAGAAAGCCTCAACTACCACCAGTTTCAAGATGTTGTTGAAATTTATGCCATTGCGCACTCACAGAGAGATGATGCCGACTGGAACGCTGTACAGTTGTTTGCAAAAATGATGCTCCAGATTGATAGAGCAATGGTTGAAGCATGATGGACATTAACGAACGACGCATTATTCAAGAAATCAAGACTATAGCTAATCTTGAACATCGCTACAACCCCTACAATTCTAGTTGGGGTCTTGTATTGGAATACTGCAAGCAGCTATTGGAAGGAGAAAAGTAATGAATAACCAGGAATACATTGACACCTTTGATGAGGTGCGAACCGTCTACAAGAAGCTTCACACAATGGGCCTTGATAAAGTGAAGATCCTGTATGTAGGGGGTGTCGGCAAGCGAGAAGTCGCAACTATCCTGAGTTGTGAGGACTTCAATGACCTTACGCCCAAGGGCAGTGTCGTTGTCACTGAGAAGCACGGGACTTATCTGAAGGTGACTGACCAGCATTGGGTGACCGCCAACAGATTTGAGGCTGAGGGTATTCGGCACGATGCAGACGTGCTTCTTGGCTTGATCCTGGAACAGGATTGCGTCAATGTGTTGATTGATCCAGGTCACGGAGCATAGTGTTTGTACTAGTGCTATGCTGAACACATAACTGAATAGCCTCTCAGTACCTTGCAAGCAAGGGACGGTGAACACTGGGAGGCACCACCCCTTGTGGCGGAACAGGCAGACGCGCTCGGCTCAAACCCGGGTTCCAGTAAGGAGTATGAGTTCGACTCTCATCAAGGGGACTACCACAATGAAAGGAGAAACAGCATGAAACTGCGACTGACCGACTACAACGACAACACATACATGGACACTGACGGGTCCTGCGAGCTGTGCATGTACACAGGTCTCCTCGACCATCCAGAGTTCCAGTTCACCGACAGTGACGGTGGTGTGCATGACATTAGCGGCTGGGAGTCTGATTGGGGGCATCTCGACATCAAGTACAACCTGAATGTGCCACTGTTCACTTACTGGCTGCACGACGCAGAGTTCAAGGAGCTGGATGAGCTTGCGAAGGAGGCACGACTGCATGGGCTATGGTCGGATGAAACTGACCCTTGGGACACTGTCCTCGACGCTATCCTCTGGAGCGCAAGTGACCAGAGGAGTGAGGAAGACCTCGACAAAGCTCTCTCGTGGGCGCTGGTTGATAAGACGGCCTGAGACAGCGCGCCTCTGATCTCAGGAACACATACTAGGAGGGTTCGTCCTTCCAGGTATGGGCCTTGTGCGGGCTTACAACACGCACAGTGAGGGCCTGTCCAACATAAGACAGGCCCTCACATTATTGCCAACAAAGAGGAAGGAGAAAGAAATGCGACCTTACAGGCAGCATGACGGCGACGCTGGGGCGGACTTGGAGGTGTCGATCCCATACATCATTTACCCTCATGAGACCATCATGGTGAAGACGGGCTACACGCCGCAAATGTTCGACATCCCCGGAGAGGCTGTCGGCCTTGTCTTTGCCCGCTCGTCGCTGCACAAGAAGGGTCTGATCCTCGCCAATGGTGTTGGTGTGATCGACTCCGGGTATGCGGGTGAGGTTCTTGTGCCGCTGCATAACCTGACCGACAGCCCTGTCGTTCTTGAAGAACACGAGCGCATTGCGCAGATCGTGGTCCTGCGACTGGAAAGCCTGTCTGAATTGTACGCTGAGCCTGCTTTGTCCACGAGGAAACGTGGTAAGGACGGCTTTGGTTCGACTGGAAAGTGAGAAGAAATTGAGCATTACTGTTTACTCTAAGCCCCGCTGCCCTCAGTGTGTGGCGACGTACCGCAAGCTGAATGGTCTGGGTGCCCCGCACGAGAGTGTGGACGTGTCTGAGGACCCTGAGGCCCTGTCGTTCATTCAGAGTCTCGGGTACAGTCAGGCCCCTGTCGTTGTTGTGAAAGATGCCAAGGGAGCTATCGTGAAGCATTGGTCAGGGTTTCGTCCTGACTTGATCAAGAAGGAGGCTGGCAAGTGAGTAAAATCGAGGACCCTGTGAAGCTGGAAGCTGCGCGTGTGCGGATGGCGAATGCTCGGGCGTCGCGAAAGAAGGTGGATTACCCGGCTGATGTCGAGGCTCGTCTTGATGATTTTCGAGCTCTTGTGCTTGCGCAATTCATTGACGCGGGCCTGTCGGCGTTCAAGGATGGGCGCAAGGTTGGGGGGCACTCGGATCGGTATTTCTACAATAAGTTGGTCCGTGGCAATCTGAATATCAAGGACATGATCCTGTTGAATGATTATCTGCCTATCGACTGGACGCTTATTTTGAAGACGATGCGGCGTCCGAAGGATGTTCTGCGGGCTGTTGATACTGAGCCTGCGCCTGTTGATGTCATGTTCGCTGATCCGGGCGATGATCCGTTTGCTGCTTTCTTTACTGATGTGGATGGTGCGTGATGGAACCGAGTCTGCTTGAGTTTGCTAAGACCAACCCGAACCTTGGGGCCTTTAAGGTCATTAGGCTGCTGGCTCGTGAGGGTTATCTGAAGCGGCGTGGTGGTATTAATGTGCCAACACCGAAGGCTGAGGGTTTGCTTGGTGTGCGTCGGGCTATTACTCGGGGTGGTAAGCGGCCTAGTTATCATTGGCAGGTGTTTGTGACCGAGGTGGGGGAGAAGTTCTTTGCTGATATGATTGAAACGGAACTGAGAGACTTCGGACACTGGGAGTTGAAGAGATGAATTGGCAAGACCTCGTTGCTGACACGAATATGTGGATTGACAACTTTGATGAGGGGCGTGGTGGTAATGCTCTTGATCGTGTTGTTGTTCATCATAACGCTGGTAAGGAGATGAGCTTTAGTGGCGTGTATGGTGCGTTCAGCTCGAATGGTACAAGTGCGCATTATGATGTGGACATTGATGGCAATATTTGCCAGTACGTCCATGACTCCGACACGGCGTGGCATTGCCCGGGCGTGAACAAGAAGTCAATTGGTATTGAGCACGCGAACTCCACTGGTGCTGATGGCGGGTGGGACATTAGTGAGGAGACGCTGGATGCTGGTGCGCACCTCACTGCCGCCTTGTGTCGTGGTTACGGCTTGGGCCGTCCGCAGTGGCGAGTGAACGTCTTCCCCCATAGTGACTTCTACTCGACTGAGTGCCCGGCTTCGCTGCGTGATACGTATGCGAATGAGTACATTGAGAAGGCGCAGCAGTACTACGACGACCTTGACCTTGAGCTGTTGAACAAGGAGGGCTGGGTGTCGCAGGATGGTGGCTGGTGGTATCGGCTGCCTGCTGGCAACTTCGAGACTGGCTGGTTTCCTGTCACCGGTTCGTGGTACTACGCCAATGAGAAGGGCTGGATTCAGACTGGGTGGCAGTTCATTGATGGTCACTGGTACTACCTGCACCCGGTTCATGATGGGCGTTATGGTGCTATGGAGACCGGATGGGTGAAGGACGGTGAGCATTGGTTCCTGTTGAATGACAAGGGGCAGATGCAGACCGGTTGGCAGCTCGTCAAGGACAAGTGGTACTACCTCGAAGCCAATGGCCAGATGCGTACTGGCTGGCTGTCGTACGAGGGTGCGGATTACTTCTTGACTGATACGGGTGCTATGGCTGTCGGCTTGTGTCAGACTCGCCTTGATGGTGGGTGCTCGATCTTTGGTGAAGATGGCAAGCTTCTTCTTGGGCGTGTTGTTGTCGAACAGGGCACTGATGGTATTGTGAAGCTGGTAGAATCTGAGTAGGAGGTTTCTTGAGATGAAGAATGTCGTTCTTACTACTGATCGTACGAAGTGGCTGATTCTCACCCCGGAGCGTCGCAAAGCACTCTATGGGCTGTTCGCTGCGATTGGCATGGTTGGTGTCGCTTACGGCGGGTGGACTGCTGAGTCCTGGGAGCAGTGGTCTACGGTTGCTCAGCAGGTCTTGTCCGTGATTGGCCTGCTCGTCGCGACTGTTCATACGGGAGGCACCTATTTGGCGCCTGCCTATGGGGCGATTGACGGCAGCAACTAACAAGATGTGGCCCTGCCGCTTAGGTGGCGGGGCCACATTACTATTCACATTTATTTAAGGAGTTGAACAATGCCTCGCATTGTCGGTAGCGTTAAGACACCTGCTGGTGATCATGTGATGATCAGCCTGTACGTGACGCCCAAGCCGAACCCTGTCGGCTCGAACAATCCTGTCACTGACATCCTGGTTGGTGGCTACGTTGTGCAGAACACGTTGCAGCCTGTGTCGATTGACCTTGAACCGGGCACATACGACGTGCGTATCACTGGTCCGAGTGGTGTCATCGTGGAGAAGGAGATCGGCCTCGCGGTTGATCAGGAGGTGTCACTGAGCACGCTGGTAGGGGCTGCACCCGTTGTGCCTCACCCGGTTGCCCCTGTCGTTAACGTCAATGTGACGCGCCCGGAGATTCACGTGGTGGCCTCCAAGGCGGAAGCCGAGGCACTGCCTGACGGCTCCTACTACTTCCTTATTGAACACGCTGCGACGACACCGACGCTGATCGACCACGCGGCTGGCCAGTACACGGGCGACACAGGCACGGTCACTGTCGAAGGCAAGGCCGGAGACATGGTTGTTGTCGCGCTCAACGTGAAGGCCCAGTCCGACCAGACGTTCACGTGGCCTGCTGGGTGGACGGTGCTTGTCGAACCCTACTGGGTTGGCACCCAGCAGTCCGTTATTGCTTATGGGCCGTGGGCTCAGGTGGTTGAGCTGAAGACGGCCAAGGCTGTCGAGGCAGGATATGTGGCCCTGTCGGTGCGCGGTGGTGGCACGCCTACGGCAGGTAGGACGAAGGATCGTACGAAGGATCCGAAGGAAACTACGACGGTCACGGCCCCGAAGGTGGCGGGTACTGGTCTTGTGCTGGCGTACGCGTTCGAGCGTTCTCTTGGCGAGGAGACTCGTAGCCAGATCACGCTGAGTGAGGGTTGGGAGCTTGTTGACTTTGCGACTCAGACTGGCTCTAACTTCCAGACGGTGGCGGTTGCGCAGGGTAAGGGTGATACGGACGCTACGTTCACGTACCCGAACACTCAGTCGACGAATGGTCTTGGTGTGCAGGTGGTGATCCCTGGTGCCTGATCTGTGGTTGCGTCGCGCTGGTGGTGACGTGCGTGGCACGCTGTGGGAGCGTGCTCAGGGGGGTGATAGGTGGGTGGCTGGCACTCGCACGGTGTCGAAGCCTGCGCCTGCGCCGACTGGTAGTGTCGTTGATCGTTTCCTGGCCTCTAAGCCTTTCTACGTGGCTCACAGGCTTGGTGGCACTGAGTACCCGGAGTTCACACGCCAAGGCTTGGATGCGTCGTTGCGTGCCGGATTTAAGGCCTTGGAGCTGTCTGTGCGCCGCTGCTCGACCGGCGAGTTCGTGTTGATCCACGATTGGGTGACGACTCGCACGGTGCCGGGTACGGACTATCAGATTTGGAACACCCCCTGGTCTACCCTCGCAGGATTGCAGCAGGCGTCTGGCGGCTTCATGCGCCTGACTGATGTTGTCGATTCTGTCGGGTCAGACATTGTGCTGGCCATCGATCACAAGGTGACGTCTAGTAAGCCAACTGGTTCGCAGGGGGATATGGACTCTGAGAACGCGCTGTTCGATTATCTCGACACCATTCCAAATGCTAAAGATCGGGTGCTGATCAAGCAGTTTGTGAATGGTGGTGTCGCTGACCGTGCGAAGGCGAAGGGGTATAAGAGCATGTGCATGATGTATCCGAATGAGGTTGCTAGTGCGGACCTGTCATCCTTTGACGTGCTGGGCATGGAATGGAATGCTCCTGACGATGTGTGGGCTACTCTCAAGGCGACTGGCAAGCCTTTGATTGCGCACATCATTACGACTCAGCAACAGGCTGATATAGCCCTCGCCAGGGGCGCTACGGGCTTGATGGCGTCGGTGCCGAGTGTCGTTCATCCGTGATCTTAAATGACCGCCTCACATTACTTAGTGGGGCGGTCATTTATACTATTGCTATGAAGAACATACTGAGCACGATGGAAGAACCCCGCTCAGTAACGGCTGTTATGGTGGTGGTCTACTGCTTTATCTCTGTTACTGGCGTCATGTTTCTTTTGCGCGTAGGAAGCCTGCCAGGGGTCGTCATTGCGGCCGGTGCCATCATGTTGGTGTCGGGGATTCTTGGCGCGCCTTCCGCGTGGAGAGGTAGTTGGTGGCTTGAAGGCCCTGCGGCGCTGTTGGCGGTTATTGGTATGCTGCTGATTTCGATTGATGAGTTGCTGCTTCCAACGGCCCATGTCAGGTGGCCTCTGCATGTTATTATCTTATCGGTAATTATCGGCCTGTTTTTCCTGGCTAGGGCTTTGCGGGTATGGCCTTACTCGTATCGCCCCGGCGTCTTGCCAAAGACAGAACTGGAAAAGGCTGAAGAGAAATTCATGAGGACCCGCAAGGAGTACTTGGCGGCCATCAACAACTAGGAGCACCATTGAATACTACAATCGTTGGACTACTGTGCTCTGGTGGAACATTTCTCGCTAAATTTATCTTCGATCTCTGTGTCGAACGCTATAAGAAGGCGCAAGAGGTGAAAGAGGCTCGGGATAATCTTGAGGCTGATCTTCGCAGGCAAGTATTGGTGTGGAGAGAGCATGCATACGCTGTCCGTGTTGAGGCTTTAAAATCAGGTGTGAGCGTGGAGGAGCTGCCTTCACTCCCTAAGGAGGATTAATGTCATTTCTTATTGGTGTGTTTGTCGGCTTGATTGTTGGCATGACTGGCATGTATGCATACTTGGATCATAAGTTCCAGAAGACTATTGAGGGGGTTATTCATGAGTTCAATGAGCGAATCTCGGACGCTTTTGACGAGTGATGACCCAGGAGTGAAGGGGCGGCGAGATGCCGCCTTGTCGTTGCTGAAGCGTGGCGCTGATCGTAACAAGATCATTGAGGCGACGGGCTTTACGTCGGACGAGCTGTTCGTTATTGAGCAGGCATATTATGACAGCCGACAGGAACTTTCACCTCGTAACATGCGCATCAAGCAGCTTGACCGTCTTGATGCGCTTGTTGACATGGCCTACTCGCAAATTGAGATGTTTGGTCTGGCCGATGAGAAGGGCAATTGGGGTGCGAACATTCAGGGGCTTCTTGCGGTCTTGCGTGAAATCTCTGAGGTTGCGAACCTGAAGCGACAGACCGTGACGCATGAGATTCGAGTGATTGAAGAGAAGCAGGTAGCAGTCATGCTGTCGTTCACCAACCAGGTGCTCGAAGAGTACACGGCACTTGTGTATCCTCATTTGTCCACTGAGGCGAAGCGCGCCCTGGAGACGAACAAGGCTGACTGGTTCTCTCAGGCTGTGAATAAGCCCGCTGCCCTGCTTGAGGCGACTGTCGAGATGGAGGGTGACTGATGCTGCCTTTCGGTGCTGTCGCACGCAAGTTCGCTGATGCTCAGCGCCTTGAAGTGTGGCGCAACAACCCTGCCAAGTGGGCTGAAGACCACGGCCTGTTCATGTGGTCGAAGCAGCGTGAAGTTTCACAGTCTGTAGTCGATCATCAGAAAACCCTTGTAGTTACGGGCAACGGGGCCGGGAAAAGCCGTTTGTCAGCAACCCTCGTCAACTGGTGGGTAGACACCCACCCTGTCGATGACACGACAGTCGTCACCACAGCGACGAACTGGAAACAGGTTCGTAACGTCCTGTGGAAAGAGATTCCCCGCGTCAAGGCTGTGGCCGGCATCAGCGGCAAGGTGAACGCTGATGCAACGTGGAAGATGGGAGATCGCCAAGACCCTATTGCTTTCGGTATGAAGCCGGACGATAAGGACGAGTCAGGCTTCCAGGGTGTCCACGACCAGTACGTCCTCGTGATTATGGATGAGGCCGGGGGTATCTCCAAGGAAATCTTCACCGCAGCCGATGCCATCACGACGAACAAGTTTGCGCGCATCCTGGCCATTGCTAACCCGAACGACCCATCGTGCTACATGGCCGAGGTCTACAAGCGGGAGATGCGCCTGAAGCCAGAGGAACGCTCGTGGAACATCATCCAGTTCGGCGCATACGACACGCCTAACTTCACGGGCGAAGTCGTACCCATCGAAGTCGCGACTCGTCTTGTGCAGGTTGACTGGGTTGAGGCGCGTAAGAAGGAATGGGGCGAGGATGACCCCCGCTTTGTCGCACGTGTCCTTGGCGAGTTCCCTGACGTGTCTGACGACGGCCTGTTCAACATGGGGCGCGTCATGCAGTCCATGGAAGCCTACGACACCTCCGAGCCGGATGAGGGCATGCCGATCACGATTGGTGTCGATGTGGCCCGGTACGGCTCCGACAGTTCCGTGATCGTGTCGAACCAGGGCGGCTACATCAGGATTCACGGCCGCTACCAGGGCCTGAATGGCCCTGAACTTGCTCGTAAGGTCGGCGAACTGGCCGTGGAGATGGGGGCTGTCGAGATTCGTATTGACGCTATTGGTGTCGGTGCATCAGTGCTCGACAGCATCTACAACTTCGTTCCGCCAACCATTTCCGTCGTCGGCATTCACGGTAACGCGAAGTCAGGTGATAGCACGAAGTGGTACAACTACCGTGCAGCCATGTACGACCAGTTTGCTAAGGCTGTCGCTGACGGAAGGGTGTATCTTCCTGACGACGACGAGCTGCATAACGAGATTGCATCGATCAAATATGAGTACCGTGGGTCCGCGCTGCTCATTGAGTCGAAAGAGAATATGCGTAAGCGTGGCATTAAGTCCCCTGACGTTCTTGATGCTGTTATTTATGCATACCAAAACATTGGCGCAATTATGGCAGGTGACTCCGAGGGACAATACTTTTCACCGGATGATTTGTTGGATGCCGATGACTTTACAGACTTCATGTTTGAGGATGAATTGGCTTACTTTATTGCGTGATAGGCTTAGTTTATGAAGTACGAGCAGAAACTTATCGAGGCTTTGGGGGCGTATTCTGAGTCCCTTGCCCGCCTTCGACAGGAGGACATCGGCTGGGTGTCGTTGTCTGCTGTCGAGGGTGCTGACTCGCTTATTACTCTTGATGTTATCCGGGATCATTCCGCACGCGCACGTCGCTTGGCCACGCTGAATCCGATTGTGAAGCGTGGTCTTGTCGTCCGCAACGCCTACATGTGGTCCGACCCGGTTGTGTATAAGGGTGCGACAAGGCCTGCACGTAAGGTGATCGATGAGAACGCTAAGGCGTGCTTCAGTGTGCAGGCCCGTGTCCGTGATGAGCAGGCGTTCAACACGGATGGCTGCGTTATCTACCTTGTCGATAAGACGACGAAGACAGTCATGCCTATCCCTTTGACGCGTCTTGGTGGTGTTGCCACTGATGATGTGACCGGGGATGTCGTTGCGCTGCTCATTAATCCGGCGTCTACGGGGGACCCTCAGTGGTACATGCTGTGGGATCACACGGGCGTGACGATTAATGCTGCGAACTATAAGGTGAATCGTCGTCTGACTGCTGTGTATGCGACAGTGAACCGGTTGAGTGCTGAACATTATGGCAAGCCTGATCTGATGGGTGCGTTGAATTATGCTCAGGCTTATAAGGAGCATCTGGAAATTGCACGCATGATGCAGAAGTCCTTGTCGCGCCTGGCTTTCAAAGCGAAGTCCGTGAATGCCAAGCAGCAGCAGGCTGTGACGGCGCGCATGGCTGGCATGGGTGTCGGCGGCACTGCCTCGATTGGGGCTGGTCAGGACATTCAGGCGATTACGAAGGCCGGTGCTGGCGTCGATTTCTCTGCTGGCACGCCTCTTGCGGCTATGGTGTCGGCTGCTCTCGACATCCCCTTGTCGGTGTTGCTGACGGATGGCTCTGCTGGTGGACGACAGGGCGCTGAGACTGCTCTGGAAGACCCGACCTTCAAGGCGTTGGAGCTTCGTCGTCAGCTTCATATCGACATGCTCAATGAGGTTGCGCAGGCTCTTGGTATTAAGATCAATGTCGAGTACGGTTCGATCAATAATGACCAGACGCATCGACGTATTCAGTCTCTGACGCTTGCGTATCAGAATGGCGCGTTGCATCAGGTTGAAATGCGCTCCGGTGTATTGCAGTTGTTGAAGATTGCTGGCTCTTTGCCGTTGGAGGATTTGCCTGAGTTGCCTTCTGAAGATGAGGACTCGACATCGACAAAGAGCGACGACGAGACCAAGGACGGGCGTGCGACAGGTGTCGGCCCCCTGTCGGACGGAACAAACGACAATAGGAATAGGGGGACCGATGCATAAGCTGCATGAGTCTTTCTCACCGGAGGCTAGTTCTCTGGGTGATGGGAAGTATCGGATTCGCATTATCGTGCCAGGCCAGGGTTCGAGTGGTATTTACACTGCTGAGAACTTGGCTGAGTCTGCGCCTTTGTTCAAGGCTGGCACGGAGATGTTCATTGACCATCCGACAGAAACCGAGGAGTGGGAGCGCCCGGAGCGTTCTATTCGTGATTATGCTGGTGTCTTCTTGGAGGATGCCACTGTCGGAGAAGATGGCGCACTCTATACGGTGTGCAAAGTCTTTTCGGGTGTGAATGAGCTAATCAAGGATAAGTGGGAGCATATTGGTGTTTCTATTAATGGCTGGTGCGCTGACCCTATTAGCGAGAATGGGGTTGTTCCACCTATTGCTGGAGTGCGTTCAGTTGACTTTGTGACTACTCCGGGTGCAGGTGGCGCTATTATCGATCTGCTAGAATCTAATCGAAACGACAATTACGTTAAGGAGGCGGGCATGGACAAGGAGATCGAGTCCAAGTTCGATGAGCTGAAGGCTTCTCTTATTGAAGCTCTCAGCTCTAAGCTCGAAGCTGCCTTGGCTACTATTCAGGAGGCCAAGGCAGAAGAGCCTACCGAAGAGGCATCTGTTGATGTTGATTCGGTTCTTGAGGCTGGCCGCAAGATTGCTGAGTCTGGTTTGCCGGAGGCTGCCATCGTGCGTGTTCGTGAGGCCGTGAAGGCTGGTGCGGATGTTGATTCCGCTTTGGAGTCTGAGCGTGCTTATCTGAAGGAGGCTGTGGCGGCTACTGCTACCCCGGTTGACGACAAGCCTGTTAACACTTTCAAGAAGATCGGTTGGTGATCACTGTGGCGGTTATGCCTATTCGAGTCCCTGTCGTCAAGGACAATCAGATTTTCGAGTACTCGGATACTCTTTCTCTGCCTGTCGATGCAGCGCAGGCTCATCTTGAGCCAGGAGATGTCGTTGTCATTAACAAGGCGAACGCCATTGCCGGCATTCTTCAGTCGAAGGTTCGCCCGACGACTGCTGAGCCTGAGAAGACCCTCGGTGAGGTCTTGACTGCTCCGACCTATGGGCTGAATGGCCCCGGCTACGCCTCTGTGCGTGTCGCTGGCGGTGTGTTCGAGCTGACCGGCAAGGTCACCGCTGATGCCAAGGCCGGCGACCCTGTGTACGTGAAGGCTGCGACGGGTGCTGGCACCAAGCCTGTTGTGACGACCGTCAAGACGGGTGCGGATGTCATTATCGGCTGGCTGAAGGAGCCGGTGTCGTCCGCTTCTGTCGATCAGAAGATGCAGGTTGTCCTTGCGCCTGCAAAGACCGCCTGATAGGAGGCAATTAAAGTGCGTTTCAAGAACCAGGAAGACTTCAATACTCAGTTGGCTGAGGCCCTTGCAGGTGACCGTCTTGCACAGGCTCGCCTGAAGGAAGCCATTACTTCTGACCAGCTCGCGCCTATGTTTATCACGGCTGCGAACGTGCGCTTCCAGGAGTACTTCGACTCCTACAACACCCTATGGGGCAATATTGCGACGAAGGAGCTGTTGACGGATTTCCGTCCGGCTTCGCTGCTGTCGCTGAAGCCTGACACGACGACTGCTCCCATCGACAATGGCGGCTACAAGCACCCTGTCGGCACGCTTCCTCATGTCCCTGAGCTGACGCCGTACCCCACGATGTCGTACCAGGCAGAGGGTGCGTTTATCACCACCAGCAAGCACGGTGCTCGTATCCAGTTCTCCTTCGAGTCGTTTATCAACGATGAGTGGAACGTGATTGCGCGTTTCCCGAAGGATGCTGCGACGCTTGCTGCGCGTACTGAGGACCTGCTGGTTCTGCTGCAGATTTTCGATCCGGTTACGAAGTCTCTTCGTGCTGACGTGTTTAACGACGCCAACAAGACGAAGGCTGACTTCACGACCGTTCCGGATGAGTTCACTGGTGGCACGGGCGCTGGCGGTGTCGGTGGCGTGAAGAACGCGGCTCTGTCGTTCGACGCCATTGTGGCCGCACGCTACCAGGCTCTTGCGACTATTCGTGATGGCCACTCCACGTACGTGCCTGAAGGCTTCGTGCTGGTGACCAACCCGGCTCTGGCCGAGGTCGCAAAGAACTACACCCTCATCAATGAGATTCGTACGCAGGTTGGCAAGCGCACGGAGATCAAGGCGAACCCGCTGAAGGGTCTTGAGGTGCTTTCCTCTGACCTCATCTCGGTTGTCGGTGGTGAGAAGGCCTGGGTCCTCCTTCCGAAGGGTGGTCGTGCCAATGGCAAGACCGTCTTGGCCAAGACCGGAATGATGGGTCGCGAAGCTCCTGAGCTTCGCATCCATAACAAGACCGGCCAGATGCTCGGAGGCGGGGATGTTAACCCGTATGAGGGTTCGTTCGACAATGATGATGTCGAGATTCGCATCCGCCAGATTGCTGGCGCGGGCCTTGTCCGTTATGATGGTGTTATTGGGTCTACGGGCCTGAACTCTTGACGGATTGATTGAACCCCCTATGGCTTTTGCTGTAGGGGGTTCAGTTATACTTAGATCATGATTGACTACACTTCTCCTATTGGCCAGGTAAGGGTTCTTATTCCTGACTTGCGTAAGTTGGAGGACTTGCGTGATCTTCGCAATGAGCCTCGCTATTTGTTTACGGATGATGAGATTCTTGCTTTCCTTGTTGTTAACAATGGAAATGTGAAGCGGGCCGCTGCTGATGCGTGCGACGCTATCGGCATGGATAAGGCATTGCAGCTTCTCGTCTTGAAGACTGATGATAAGCAGACGGATGGCGCTAAGCTGCTCGACGCCATTGTGAAGCGCGCGAAGACTTTGCGGGAGCAGGCGAAGGAAGACGACGAGAACAACCTGTCGTTTGATGTCATCATGCCGTCGTACGAGCCTGTTGATTGGGTGGTGAACTTCTAGTGGCGCTGTCGATCAACCCTAATATCCATCCGTTGTTTGTGACTCTTGCGCATTATCCTTTGGAATTGTTGACGAATAGCAAGATCAGCGTGTATTCCACTCCTGATTTTGTCGAGCATGAGTGGGACCCTGAGCATGGATTGCATAACCATGAGAACCTGCCTATCTGGGTTGGGTGGGCGAACATTACCCCTAATGTTGACTGGCGTGCTCGTAACCGTGAGTGGGCTGGTGAAGTGACGGGCGTGCACGCGTATCGTATTCAGCTTCTTCATATCGACAAGAATGAGACTGTGAATAGGCATCTGTGGGGTGATCCTGAGATGCGGGTGTCGTTTGGAGAGGGTATGCGTGTGGTGATTAATAAGTCTCCTGCTGACCCCCGACAGAATGGGTTGAAGCTGGTTGTACGTAACGCCGTGTTCGACTCGTTGCCGTGGCAGCCGACGCTATTGTGTGACTTTGAGACGGGGGATACTAATGGCCAGAACTAAGAAGGTTGTCCGCTTTGATGGGCGTGTCGCTGGCATTAAGGTCACTGTCGAGTCTGACCGGTATGGTGTCGCCGCTCGTGCGAAGAAGAAGATCATCGATGCTGCGTGGAAGCGTGTGAATGAGGCTGCTCAGGCTGCTGCTGCTGCTTCTACGGAATACGGCCGGGCGCTGATCGACACGGATCCTCGTCGCGTTGACACGGGTTACATGCGTGACACTTTCAGTGTCGATGCGTCTAAGGGTGGTAAGGTCGTGGAGATTGGTTGGCATAAGTGGGCGCGTGAGAAACCCTACTACTCATGGCAGGAGAATGGTACTCAGGGTAATAGGACGACAGGGTACTTGCGTTCTGGTTTGCGTGGCAAGCATGGTAAAGCTGCGGGTAAGGGTATTACTCCAGCGAAGTACCTGCCTCGTGTGACGAAGGTGTTTCGTGAAGAGTTTTATGGGAGGTTGAAGTGAGAGATCGTACACTTGAGTTCGACACGGCCTGTCTTGAGTTGCTGAAGTCGATTCGTGATATTGAGGTCTTTGATTCTTTTGCTCGTGATGTGAAGAAGCCTTTGTACATCGTGTATCACGGTGGGGCCGAGATTAACAGGTACTTGAATTCGTACCTGTCGATGGCTGGGCGTACGCAGGATGTGTATGAGCATCCTTTCCATGTGGATGTTTATGCTGAGAATAAGGGAATGCTCGACCGGCTGGTGTCAGTTGTGAAGGAAAAGCTCATTGGTGCTGTGTTGATTGATGGGTCGAATGAGGTGAACATTGCGGCTTCTGTCGGTTCGACGGCGGATCATGATTCGACATTGCGGCCTACTGTTTATCAGCGGCATATGAGTTTCTACGTGAACCTGGATAGGGGGGATTGATATGCGAGTACGGAATATCCACACGGGTATTGTGTGCGAAAAGTCTAAGGACATGCTGTCGGTGTTGCCCGATATGTATGAGCCTGTTGATGATGATACGCCCGTGACACAGCCTAAGTGCTGTGGTGCGGATGATATCATTGATATTGACAATACGACGGATCAGGAGGACTGATTATGCCTAAGATGCTTTCTCCGAATACCACTGTTTGGTGGATTTCGGCTGACAGTGTCACCAACAAGGATGACCTTTTTAAGGTTGCCACTTACACGGGTGCCTCGGCTAAGGCCGTGGACATTTCGTGTGCTATTGCAGCTGGCATGACGCTGGGTGCGACCGACAGCGACACGGATGACTCGCGTTCCATTTGCGATAGTGGAAACGCCAAGACCCCCACGGTGTCGAACTACGAGGCTTCTCTGACGTTCTTCCGCGAGGCGATTGCACCCGGCCAGAAGGCAGCTGGCAACACGAGCGTCTACGACAAGGCGTTCCAGCTTTTTAAGCGGGGCGTCCTTGATGGCCTGAACGAGGGCTACCTTGCTCAGCGTATCGGCTTCCGACAGGGTACCCCTGTCGAGGCTGGTATGGAGATCAGCGTGTTCAAGGTTGTCGCAGACAACCCGAAGGATGAACTGGGTGACGGCGATAAGCCCATCCAGTTCACTGTGCCGTTCCTGCCTCAGGGCTACATGGAACTGAATAGGGCCATCGCGGCCTGATAGAATACCCCCGTACCTCCGAGGTACGGGGGTATTCTCATATCTGATTGGAGTAGACATCATGCCTTTTGAACTGTCTAAGATCATCTCGTCGATCAAGCCCACTGTGAAGGTCATCGACGTGCCCCTGAACACCGAGGATGCCGAGCGCTTCCTGGCACTGACGGAGGCCGCGAAGGCTGCCCTTGTCGCACAGAACACTGGGCCCCGTTCTATCACTGATGTGGGTCCTGGTGTGGCATTCCAGGAGGAGCTTGATGAGCTGCGCAAGCAGACGATCACTCTTCGTCTTCGTGCGCTGTCGAACAAGGAACTTCAGGTCCTCAAGCGCCGCGTGTGGACTGATCCTGTGTTTTCGACAAAGAACAAGTCCGCTGATGAAAAGGCTGTTCTTGAAGTCGAGCGTGAAGACCGCTTGATGGAATACATTGTTGCTACCGCCTGTGTCGAGGTCATCGACAATTCGACGGGTGAGTCTCAGATGGGGCTAACGGATGCTGATGCTGCGGAGCTTCGTGGTTATTTGCCTGAATTTCTGTGGCAGCAGATCTGCACTACATGGAATGACGCTCAGACGTTGGGTGTCGTGGTATCGGAGGCGATCAGTGACCCTACGTTTCGTAGGGACGGAACTGTCGAAGCAGGAGAATCAGTGGATGCTCTTGCTTCTGAAGACGGCGAGGGCTGAGGGTAAGCCTCCGACACTGTTCATTGGCGCTCATGGCATGTTTTCTCGCGTCCTGCCTGCGTGGTTTGATGACGAGAAAGACTATGAGTCGATCCCCCAAACTGAATACACGCCGCTTGATCTGGCATTGTGCGCGGGCTATCAGTATTACCTCGACAGCCTGTGTAACAAATGCGGAACACCCTTGTGGTATGGTCGCAGTGAACATTCATCCATTGAATTTCATGTTGAGCACTCAACGTGCTATTCGTGTGCTGAGCTTGAGACGTATCGGGAGAAGCAGCGGGATTCAAAGCCCGGTGAAAGCACGTTTACTGTGATGGATACTGTCGAGTATTCTGATGGCACAAAGGAACCAATACCTTCTCCTTTGGAGGCATTGGAGTTCGTTAAGTGAGAATTGTCCCTGGTATCATTGAAGTGGTACCGGGGACATTTCTATGTAGAGGATTAAGACATGAGTGACGAGTCGATCAAGATTGACATTGATGTCAATTCTGCGGGGGCTGAAAAGGCTGCGCGCGATATTAGTGCTCTGGAAAAGCAGATTGGTTCTTTGCAGTCTGCTGTTGCTGCATTGAAGGCCCCGTCTGGTCGTGGTGGTTCTGTTCTTGATTCGCTGCAGCTTAATAGTGCCAAGGTCAAGAACATGCGTGAGACGGCGACAGCGTTGAAGTCTGTTGCTGATGGCCTGTCGTCTGTGTCGCGTGCCGGGGACGGCATGACGAAGGTTGACTTGGCTGGTGGTGTCGATAAGGCTGTATCAGCGTACCGTCGTTTTGTGCGCGAAATGCAGGCCAGCAATAAGCTGACGAATGATCACATTCAAAAGCTGAAGGATACTGCTGCTGCGATGCGTGATGTCGCATCAGCGACTAATGCTATGGCTACTGCTGAGGATAAGGCGAAGCGTGCGCAGGCAGCGCTGAACCAGTCGCAGGCTCGTAAGACCGAGGCTCAGGCTGAGAAGCTTCGTGCGCAGGCAACAGTGAAGCGTGAGGATAACGCTATCCCCTTGCAGCGTCAGAAGGGCCGGGACGAGCGGAACCTAGTGAAAGCGAAGGGCAATGAGGCTGCTCGTCTTGCCGAGATTCAGGCTGCCTCGCAGTTGCAGCAGGCCGAGGTGAAGCTTGCTGGTGTGACTGCTAGTGCTGAGGCGAAGCGTGAGGCTGCTGCTGTCGCTGCGTCTGCGCGTATTGCTGCTGCTCGTGAGGCTGAGGCTGGCCGTACGCAGCGTGCTGTGATCAAGGAGCAGGGTGCTGGTGAGCGCCAGGCGATGCGTATTAATGCATCTGCGGCGAAGGCTCAGCTCCGTGCGAACGAGCAGGCGATTGAGAACGTTCGTTATGCTGCTCGCGACACAGCGGTGTATTACGGGACGATTACGGCTGGCCTTGGCACGCTGGTGTCGGCTGCTGTGCAGGCTGGTATTGCTCAGGAGCGCGCGTTCGCCGACGTGAAGCGCACCGCACAGGGTACGACTAATGATTTGAACGAACTTCGTAAGGCGTACACGGATTTGTCTACGCAGAAGGTTGTGACGCCGTTTGCTGATCTGGCGAAGATCGCCACGCTGGGTGCACAGATGAACATTCCGACGAAGGACCTGAAGGACTTCACGACTGCTGTCGCTGAGTTCTCGACGGTGACGGAGATGGATGTTGAGGCTGCAACGACAGCATTTGGTCGTTTCGGCCAGATGATGGGCGGCTTGCAGGAGTCCTCCAAGGGCGCGGGGGACGGCTACAAGATTCTTGCGAATCAGGTTGCTGATCTGGGTGCGAAGTCTGTTGCGACGGAGCCTGAGATTGCAAACATGATGGTGTCTATCGCTGCCCAGGGTAAGAGTGCAGGCTTTACTCAGAACCAGATTTTGGCCCTGTCGTCTACGTTGTCGTCGCTCGCTATCCCGAAGGAATGGGCACGCGGTTCGTTGCAGCGTATCTTCAACTCGATCAACGCGGCTGCTGCTGAGGGCGGCGACGCTATGCACACGTATGCACGGGCTGTCGGCGTGACGGATGCTGAGTTCCAGAAGTTGTGGCGTGATGATCCGAATAAGGTGTTCCAGGGCATCTTGCAGAACCTTGCGGGCATCGGCGACAAGGTGCAGAAGGCTCAGGCTATTAAGGATTTGGGCTTTAAGAACGTGCGTGATGTGGAGCTGCTGTCACGTATGTCGAACAGTGTCGGCCTCTATGTCGAGCAGTTGGAGGAGGCTGAGCGGGCGTCGAAGAATACGTCGTTCATTGATGATTCGATGTCGATTATCACCGACACCATGTCGGCGAAGTTGCAGCAGTTCCAGAACGCTTTGCAGAATGCTGGCGCGGCCATGAATTCTAGCTTCATGGTGCCGATGAAGGCGGTTGTCACGGTGGCGACGATGGCTGTGAATGCTTTTGCGAAGCTTCCTGCGCCTATTCAGGCGTTCGTTGGTGCTTTGACTGCCGTGGGCATTGCTCGCGCGGGTATGGTGGCGACGAAGGCTGCGCTGGTGTCGATGTCTGCGACGTACATGCAGATGGGGTCTCGCGTGATGCAGGCGACGGGTCAGCAAACGTTGTCGTGGGGCGCGGTGTGGCAGGCTGTGAAGCAGGCTCAGGCCGGTGTCGTTGCGTACGACGGCGCATTGGCTGCGAATACGGGTACTGCTAATGCTGCTGCTGCCGCAAATCAGCGTCTTGCGGCGTCGGACTCGGCTGTCGCTATGGCTGCAGGTAAGGCGGCTGCCGCGAAGGAGGCTCAGGCGGCGGCGTCGGCTGTTTCGACAGGTGCTCAGGTGGCTGCTGGTGCTGGCCAGGCTGTCGGCGCTTTGTCGAAGCTGTCTGCTGTCGGTTCTGGCCTGATGGCGATGTTTGGTGGGCCGTGGGGGTTGGCTATTACTGGTGCGATTACGGCGGCGTCTGTCGCTGCAACGTACCTTGGCGACTCGTTTATGGGGGCGTCGGAGAAGGCTGAGAATATGAAGGCCGCTGTCGGTGGCTCGTCGGCGATTCTGAAGGCTTTGGCTGAGGATACGAAGGAAGTTGGCTCTGGTGCTCAGACTTCTTTCGCTGAGTTGAACGCTACGATCCAGCAGAACGGCCAGACTCTCACCTCGAATGGTGAGGCACTTGGTTACTACGTGGATAAGTCCGGCCAGGTTGTTCAGACGACACATGCTCAGGCTGAGGCGTTCGGCTATTCGACGCTGAAGATCGGTGAGCACACGCAGGCGCTGATTTCTGACGCTATTCAGGGTTCTGATTCGTTTAAGAATATGTCGAAGGATGTCAAGCAGGCGCTTGTTGACATGGGCTTCTCTTACGCGCAGTATATTAAGTTGGCAACTACGTCGGAGGCTGAGGGCGGCGGTAAAGCCGCTGCTGACGCGTACGTGGATGGGTACATTGCTCAGCTTGAGACCCGCAAGAATGAGCTGATTGCTAAGCTTGATCCTGAGTCTCCCTCCTACGCGACTAAGCGTGCGGATATTGCTTCGCAGTTTGAGGGGCAGATTAGTGCCTTGAACGAGGTAAAGAGCCAGACTGAGGGTGTCGGTGGCGCTATGCGTGACGCTTTGAATGATGCCCAGCTTTTTGGCCAGGAGATGACTGAGGCGGGCGACAGCTCAGAGGAGGCGTCGTTCAAGATCGGCGACGCTAAGAATGAGTTCAAGGATCTTGGTGAGGTTCTGCGCTCGGTGCTTGATGAAATGTTTTCATCGACAGATGCGGCTGCTGCTCTCGACAGTGCTTTGCAGCAGGTGTATGAGTCGATGCAGACCAATGGTACGTCGATGGACCCGAACTCTGCTGAGGGGCAGGCGAACATTGCAGCCATTAGCGATTACTTCCAGGCTATGGGGAACGCTGCTGCGGCTGGTATCGAGGAAATGGGCCTAACTGGTGAGGAGGCGTACCAGTATGCTCAGCAGTCGATTCAGGACACGATTGACTACCTGTCGGCCCAGGGGTTCGACATGAGCGCGTTCGAGGCTCAGCGTGACACGATGGCAGCGATTATTGCCCAGCCGTATCAGTCGGGTGAGGTTGACCATTCAGCCACGGATGCGTCGTTGAATGAGATGGTTGGTAATGCGGCGAACGCGGTGAGCCAGGCTCAGGGTTTCTTGGGTAAGGTCCAGGCTATTTGGCAGTCCATCCAGGGCTACATGTCACAGATTGGTGGCACGAAGTCTCTGTCTGGTAAGGGGTCGTTTACTCTTGGGCAGAAGTCGAAGGTTCGTCTGCCTACGTTTGCTAACCGGAATGCTGGTAAGAGTGCATTCAGTGCTGCGAATTTCCGTGCGAAGCCTCAGCGTTCGTCTGGTGGTGGCGGTGGTGGTGGTGGCCATTCGCCTCGTTCTGGTGGTGGCGGTGGCGGCCATTCACCGTCGTCTCGTGCTCGTAAGGAGACGAAGACTGCTGCTGAGATTTTTGAGGACTTCCTGTCGAGGTTGAAGTCGGCGCTCGACAAGGCGCTGCAGTCGTGGTGGCGTTCGACGACAGCCCAGGATAACTACCACAAGGGCCTCAACTCTTTGCGCAAGGATGTTGAGAATACGACGAGCAAGATCAAGAATCTTCGTCAGGAGAATGAGAAGCTTGCGTCGGACATGCGCAAGGCTCAGCAGGAGTTGCATGATGCTGAGTTCTTCCATGCTGTTGCTGTGAAGTACGGCGACGAGGAGCGTATGCAGTCTACTCAGACTGATATCGATGAGGCGAAGCAGAAGATCAACGAGTCTCAGACGAAGATTGGTGAGAATAGCCAGGAGATTTCGGTTCTTCAGGCTGGCCAGTTTGCGCTGAAGGGGTACACGGAGGCGGCGATTGCTAACCGTGAGGCTTTGAAGAGCTTGCAGTCTCAGATGATTGGTCTCATCGAGGCTTACGCTGCTGCTGGCCATTCGACGCAGGAGATCGAGGCGTATACACAGTCTTTGAAGCGTCAGTTTATCGATCAGGTGACTCAGCTGGGTTATAACCAGGGTGAGGTTACTGAGTTGGCGGGCGCGTTCGACAGCCTGACGGGGACGATTGGTCAGGTTCCTCGTGATGTGAAGGAGAACGTCACCGATCAGGGCACTATTGGTACGACACAGGGTGGTATTGATGGGATTCACGGCAATCAGGTGACTGTGCCTGTTAATGCTGATACAACTCAGGCTTATAACCAGTTGAATCAGTTGATGTCGTATATGGAGTACATCCGTAATGCCATGAATAAGGGCCTTACTCGTGGCCAGGCGGCGGATGCTGCGCGTTATGCGGGTCAGGCTGGTCAGATTCGTCGTCGGTTTATGGGTGGCCCTATTCCTGGTTATGCTGGGGGTGGGTTGTTGCCGGGTCGTCCTCCGGCTAATCCGAGTGTGGATAACCTGCTGGGCACTAATGGGCATGACTTGTTCAAGTTGCGTAGTGGGGAGTATGTCATTTCGCAGCCCGCTGTCGATTTCTATGGTAAGGGCTTCATGAATGCTCTGAATACGATGCAGGTGCCAGTAATGTCTGGTGGTGGTTATTCTGCCGGTGCTGGTGATGGGCTTGTTACAATTAATCCAGCGCAGTTTAATGAGCTTGTTCGGGCTGTTTCGACGACGGTCATGTTGAACGGCCGGGCTATTAGCAAGAATATCGACAGCAATAATGTGAGGAGCGGTAATCGTGGCGTTTATTAGGGGTTGTACGACGCGTGAGGTTTATTTCGCAGTCGGGAAGTTCATGTCGTGGTTTCCTGCTCCGGATGAGTCTCCGACAGCAGATAGCGTGCAGTTCGGTAGTGATTCGACAACGTTGCTGAATGGTTTTGCGTCGATTAATGGTTCTGTGTATGGCCATCGGAAGTATGAGTTGAATTGGTCGTACTTGAATCGTGATCAGGCTGAGTTGTTTCGTCGTTTGTTTTTGAATCGTGGGGATGAGTGGGTGTCGTATGCTGATCCGTTCTCATTCAATAACATGCTGTCGCCTTTGATGGGTTTGCCTTATTTGCATGTTCATGCTGGTACTCCGTTTGCGTATAACGATTGGGGGAAGCAGGCTTTGTTTGTGTCGGATCGCATTGATGAGAAGTCTCAGCATCCTACCGTGGTGTATAAGCCTGACTCTTTTGCTGTTAATAATCAGTTGGGTCATGTGTTCGGTAAACTGAATGCCCGCCAGGCGTCTTTGGCGTTGAGCAAGATTGGCACATATACGGAGCGTGTCGTTATTCCTGAGGGTTATTATGGGACATTCTTTGCGTCGGGCTATGAGGATGGCAAGCAACCGTTTAGGTGGGGGATTAGTCGTGTTGATGGCAGCACACCTGGCATGGTTATTACGAAGTTGAAGAATCAGGTTTTTAGTATGAGTGAGGGTTTATGGGAGATTACGATGCGTCCTGGCCAGGAGGGTCAGTTGTCGTGGTGTGGTCTTCGTGTTATGCCGTATGATCCTGCTCAGGTTGCTGCTGAGGTGCCCGAGTATGAGTTTTCGTATCCGGCTGGTGGTGGGAATATGAAGGTTGTTCCTGGGTCTGCGCGTCTTGTGACGGTTAATAATGCTCGTGGTCATTTTTCTGCTTCAGTTTCTTTGGAGGAGTGCTACTCATGGTGATGCGTGTCATTGGGGTTCCTGCGGGTCAGCTCACGAACTGGTCCGTACAGGAGGATGGTGTGTCACTGGATCGCGATCAGTCGTCTGGTGGCTTCTCTGAGTACTCGTTGGAGGGTGCTGGTGGTATTGAGGCTGCTCTTGTTGTGAATAAGGATGTCGTGCTGAGTGACTTGCGTTTTGGTCGTACTCATGCTGTTGCACGCGCTTTGACGACAGGGCCTTGGGTCTGGTCTGTGACGTTGAATGATCCTTTTTATCTGCTGGATATTGAGGCGACGATTGAGCCTATGGTCTATACGGAGCTAAAGACCATCATTACGAAGTTCTTTAAAGCTGCTGGCGTCGTGGATATTCCAAAGGTCTATGTGCAGAATTTTCATCCTAATGCTGTCGCTGGTGCTTTCTTTACTATCTCTAATGCTACTTTTGATCATATCTATGATTTTCCTGGTGGTAAAGGTAATCTGTGGTCTGTCTTGAAGTCATGGCTATCGGCTAATGACCTTCAGATCACGTGGGTGTACGACACGGTTGTGGTGTTTAAGAATCATACGATTCTCACTCGTCTTCAGGGTTACACGTCTGACTATAAGATTTCGTATGAGCAGTCTGAGCCTGTGTCGAGCATTGAGTGCACGTATCGCGAGTCTACTCTTTATAGCCTGTTTAGTGGTGGTAATTCCGAGGCTGCTTATTGGATTGATGGGAAGCCCGTATTTAATCCCTATTCAAAGAATATGCCTGCGCCTACTATTGTGTTGTATCCAAATTATGATCCGAATAAGTCTTATTTGGAGGCTTTGAAGGGTCTTGAGGTTCTTTCTGTCGATGCTGGCGAGACGAAGGAATTTGTTCTTGAGGTTCCTGTTCACGTGAAGAGTATTACTTCGCAGCCTGTTTGTGTGATGCCGTCGGATTATCCTAGTGGTGCTCGTTCTGTGTATTTTGGGAAGTCGGGTGTCGTGCCTGGGCCGAAGGAGTTTGGTAAGAGCTACTATGTCGTTGTCGGCAAGGACAATAAGCCGATTACCCCTGCGCAATGGAACGCTGAGGGCGGTAGTGTGTTTGTCGAGGTTGGGGATGAGCCGAATCAGATTAAGGTGACTGTGACGGGTATGCTGAATAAGCGGCTTGCGCCGTATAGGTTGGCTGAATCTGATGGCCAGAACGATTACTCTTTCTTGCGTATTTGTGGTGAGGGTTATCCTTATGTCGAGAAGACTGTCACGTTCTATACGGGCTATCCTCGTAAGACGGATCCATTGAAGATCAGTAGCCCTTATATCGACACGGTGGATAAGGCGTATGCTGCGTGCGTGTATGCTGCTCAGTCTGCTTTGGGGACGAAGACGAGTCTTGAGTGGTCAGGCATGACCCCGTTGAATGAGGCGTACACGGATGTTACGTACGACTTCGAGCGTGAGCCTGTGACTGCAGCTGATGTGACTGCTTTTACGGATGCGCCGCTACCCGAGAAGGCTACTGAGAAGTGGCCTGAGGGCACGACGATGAAGAAGATCATAGATGACCTGCTGGCGTTTACTGCGAATAAGCCTGTGACTGATAAGCCCCAGGTGTTTGGTCGCATGGCGGGGACGTGTGCGTTGTTCGACAGGGCTGTGTGGCAGATCAGCAGTGTCGAGTACAGTGAGTCGGGCGCGAACGTGACCGCTGAGCCGTATACGTCGGTGTGGGATTTGGCTTACTTGTTTGATATGCCTCGGGTTGCTGACCTTCCGACACCGCCGGGGATTACGTTGGGGCAGTTGTCGCTGCGGGGCTTTGAGCATCGTGAGGCGCAGTCTGCCTAGCAGTAAAGAAGAGACGACACCTGCTTTGGTGTCGTCTCTTCTTATGACTACTTGCTGAGGATTCCTGCGAAGTAGGACTGTCCTGCCGGTGTGACGAGAAGCTGTGGCCTGATCTTACCGCTTCTGTCGATGCGCTCAGTCAGGATGAGGATGCCTCGGTTCACAGCGTCCTGCATGGGGATGATCTTGCCTTGCCCGTTGCGGAATGCGAAGTTGTTGTCGAGGAGCCAGCGGCAGAACTTGTTGGGCCCCATGTCCTTGATGGTCTTCGACAGGACCTTGCCGAAGGCGCTGGGGGTGAGGTCTCCTTCTGCTGTTTCGATGGCGCGTCCAAGGGCTGCGACAGGGCGTTGGGCTTCGACTTCTGCTTCTGCCTTGGCGCGTGCCGCTCGTTCCTCCTTGAGGTCCATTGCTAGCTGAATGATGAAGTCAGGGTCTCGGAGTGCTTCCCTGGTGGCTTCGGGGGTGAGGTAGCCTCCTCGCTTGCGGATGGAGGGTAGGACTTCAGAGGTGACCCAACGGCGGAACTGTGCAGCTTCAGGCTTGCGGGACATGAAGATGACTTCATAGAGTCCAGCTTCTGTGACGACGTTTGTCGTTCGTGAACGCCCTAGATTGTCGGTTACCTCAGTAGTACTGACCCAATCCGAATCTAGGCGGCCGGCTACCATAGACGGGTTTCCAAGCTCAAGTGCGTCACAAACATCCTTGAGGACGAAGAGTGGTTCGCCTTGTTCGTCTGTCATGACGCGGATGTCGTTACCAAGATGGTTGAAGATGGTGATGTCGTTCATCAGTTGTTCTCCTTCTGTAGAGGTGTTGGTGAATAAAAGGGGGTCTGTCTGACATACCCCCTCATGGGGTCAGTCCTCGGCCGTGTGAGTGAGGAACTTGTTCACGAAGTAAGTTTGCCCACGGCCTGTGACCTTCGTCGTCCGGTGAATCGTCGTATGCCCGTCCGCGTGGGTGACAGTCGTTTCCTTCACCCTGAACAGCCCCATGTCCATAGCCCTTTGAGTGGGCATGTTCCATGACGAGCCTTTCTGTCGGATGAGGTAGCCGTTTTCGCGCATCCACTCGAAGAGGCGGCGCTGTCCTGTGTCTACGCCGTTACCCCGCAGGATTTTTGCGAGGTCGCCGATGAGGATGTCTGTTTTCGCGGATGCCACTGCGTCAGCGAATAGGACCTTGGGGGCGTTGGCTTCGATTTCTGCTTCTGCCTTAGCGCGTGCCGCTCGTTCCTCCTTGAGGCGCATAAGCGCGTTGATCATGATGTCGGGGTTGTCGAGCATGTCGTCGATGGTGGCGGGTGTCGCGTACATGCCGTGCTTGCGGATGGAGGGGAGAACCTCGTGCGTGACCCAGCGCTTGAAAGCCTTGGCTTCAGGCTTGCGTGAACGGAGGATGAGGCTGTATAGGCCTGCCTCGGAGATGATGGTCATTTCCTGGTTTCCTGAGGGGGTGTGCATAGTATGCACCCCCTTTTCGTCTTCGTCGAGAAGACGAAGGGAGGAGTGTGTGTGTGGGCAAGTTCGAGTATGCCGCATACGTCTTTTGCGACAAACCAGGGTTCACCGTCTTCTGTGGTGACGGTGCGGATGTTGGTGTTCTCGTAGGTGAAGATGGTGATGTCGTTCATCAGTTGTTCTCCTTCATGGAAGCGTACCTGCGGCCGGAGCCGGGGCGGTTGTTCATCCAGTGTTCGACTGTGTCGATGTGCCAGCCGGGGCGTTCACCTTCGTAGGTGAGGTAGTAGATGTCGGGTTCGGGTAGCATGCCTTTGCGGAAGTAGCTGTTGATGGTGCCGGCTTTGAGGCCGGCGTGCTTGGCGAAGGCGCTGGGGCCGAGGTACTTGGGTGTCATTGGGTTTCCTTTCTGTCGTTTCCTTCTGACACAAGTAAGAATAGTCTGTTACTGAGTATTGATGCAAGCTATTAGAAAGTGACTCTCGCCATACTGGTATACTAAGGACATGAAACACAACCTCCCCGCCCCATCACAACCCTGGGGCAACGACATCAACAAACGCCTCGCATCAGTCGAAAATGACCTCATGCTGATCCGCTCAACAGCCAACAATGCAGCACAAAGCGTCACAAGCCTCGTATCAGACCGCGCCACCAATGGCGTTGCCAAACCTTTCTACGACGAGGTAGGTGTCTCTTCCCCTGGTCGAGGACGAGGCGTCGGCGTTGACGAAGACATCTGGTACCGCAGCATCCCGTGGGCAGACTCAGGTCTGTTCATGCAACTAGCCATCTCCGGCTACCTGCGCATCCCCCTCAACCTCAAACTCTACAGCGGCTACAGATACCCCGTCGATGTCTCCGTCGGCGTACGCGGCGCTAGGGCGCAGGACACCCGCTACCTACGATGCTTCCTGTCATATGAGCCGACAGGGAACGAAAGCCAAGCAATGATGGTCGCCCACATCAACTACAACACTGTCATCGATTACGAGCATTACAAGGATGGTATTGTGGTCGTGAACATGAGCAATTCCAGTGTGCACCCAGAATGGGTATACAACTGGGACTCGACAGCACAACTATCCCTACAAATCGCAGGAGTGAGGTACTAACATGCCAGTCAACCCCCAGGGAATCTGGACCTATTCCGACAGCGACATCGTGCAAAGCTGGCCAGCCTTCATGAATCTAGGCTTCAACACGGTGTCGGATGTCATTAAAGGCCTCCAGCAGAACCGTGTCCTCATTGCCAAGAATGCTAACGACCAGCGTGACAAGCTTGCTGTTATCAACAAGGCCTCTGTCGGCGCGTATGATGTGCTCATCTACCGCTCCGACATCAACGAGATGTACCTTGCGACGAATACTGGCATCAAGAAGATTTGGGGTGGCGCACCCGAGATTAAGTACATCAACGACAATGAGGCCTTCTCAAAGTGGTACCGCTACACCCAGCATGGTGCGAGTGCTACCATCACCCGCAATGTGTCGATCCCCAGCCAAGGCCTATGGCTGTTCTCCAACTGCATCACGCTAGATAACAACGACAGTTCCAAGGACACGAACGTTGATGTCTTCCAAGCCATCGGCGATGGCGTCTTCTATAACGTCGGCACAACAAACACCTACAACCACTCTGAAGGCGTGCTGTCGTTCCGTATGGCGACAATGGCATACTACGCCTCAGGCCCTCGTAGCGTCCCAGTGCAGGTGAAGATCTCGTGCTCGCCTGTTAACAACATCGGCTGGGGCGGCCTGTGTATCGGGGCATCGAAGATCGGATAAGTGTGCTATACTAAGCAACGACAGTTGTTCACCTTTCTGTGGATGCTGCCGGGTGGATTGGGTACAAGAAACCCCCTGACTAGTTCTCCTTTCCTAGTCAGGGGGTTTCTTCTATCGTGGCCAGCCGGCCTCTAGTGTCCACTTATGGTGCATCTCGTGCACGAGGTAGTACACGAGATGCCTGAACGCGTCACGGACATCGTTGGCGTCCTTGTAGCCGACATCCTTGCCGGTGAGCCACCAGCCCAGGTTCTTCAGCACGGCATCCTTGACAAGGCCCTTCGCTTGCGCCGGGGTCTGGTAGTGGACATCATCGACAAGCCAGTCCAACACGGCGTTCACCTTCACAGGTGTGAGGTCAGCACTAAACTTGTTGCCCGGGCGCAGATCGAACTGCTCGGCAACGACAGCAGCACCAGGATACTGGTCAAGGTACCTCTTGATGAATTCCACGGTCTGCGTGTGTGTCGAACAGATGAACTGATCGAAGTGTAGGATCTCTACCTCCTCTTCGACACGGGCAACGACGAGGCCGGTGTTAACGCCGGGATCAATCGCGATGACGGTTTTCATTTTTCTCCTCCCAATTATCGTTCAGAATTTCATACTTCGTTTCGCACAGTCTGTTTCTGTCAGCTGGTGTCGTTCCACCAAAGACCCCTGACCGGTAACGTTTGCCATCGACAGGTACGTCTTCGAGTGTAAGACAGTCTTGAAGACATAGTTCTTTGACTGGGCACTGTGAGCAGCAGACCTTTAAGGCCCGGTAGTAGAATCCTGAGTCGAAGAAAAGCTCGACGGGCACTCCGACACAGGGGGCTTGTTCGTAGGCGTGGATGTTGATCATACTTCCTCCCAGTTGTTGCCGACCTCTGCTTCTGCCACGAAGGGTACGCGGTTGAAGATGAGTGTTGCTGCTTTAGACATTTCGCGCTCCATCATGCGTGAGCATTCTTCGATAGTTTCTTCAGGGCATTCGACATAGGTTGCGTCGTGGACAAGCCCAATCAGCTTGGCACCGTACTGGCCTACCTGTTCGTTGATCTTGATTGCTGCGTTCAAACAGATGTCATTCGCAGTGGACTGTGGGACAAAGGCTAGGGCTTCGTTCTGTGTCGAGGCGTAGTCGGCGTCAGCCACAAAGAGGGGGTTGTATGTCATGCCGAACTTGGTCCGACGCATATAGTTTTCTTCCTTCCGCCCGACACTGTGCCGTACTTTCTGCTGCCAGTCTCTAAGCCCTGAGTACGCCCCAAGGTACTGGTTCACAACATACTCGGCCTCTTCATACGGCTTCTCAAGTTCTGCCGCAATTGCTCGTATTCCTCGTCCGTAGTTCAAACCGTACACCACACTCTTTACCAGTGCGCGTCGGTTCTTTGCGGTCTTTGGCTGTTCGTGCTTGAAATCCTCGTACGCTTTAATATTAGGAAACTCATCAGGCCAAATCTTCGTCATCAGGTCGTCGAAGAAGTCAGGCGCACCTGGCTGGAAGGCAGCGATCATGGCTGTATCGTCTGCAAGCTCAGCGACAGTACGTAGCTCAGCCTGAGAGTAGTCACAAGAGATGATCTTGCATCCCGGCGCAGCGACAAGGGCGCGCTTGATACCACTGTCGCGTCCCATCGTCTGAATCGCTGGCCCCTTCGCGGACAGACGACCAGTCTTTGCACCATGAGGAAGGTAATACGGATGAATACGCCTATCCCCCCCACGCTTACGACGCACATTCCTAATGAAGCTTCCAATCACCTTCGCTGCATAACGGTAAGCAAGGAGGGCGTTGATGAACTCAGACTCCTTACCAGCGCGCTTCAACTTCTTCAGGTGCTTTGCGTCGAATGACGGGGACGATACACCCTTAGATGCAAAGTACTCAGCTATCTGCTTAGGCGACTGAGGGTTGAAGTCATCCCCCGCGAGCTTCTTCAAGATGACAAGGTGCTCATCGCACTGGCGGTTGTACTTCTCTTCCAACTCGTCAAGAGCTGTGAACGACACAGCCACGCCGTTCATCTGAACGTCATGCAGCACACGAGTCACACGCATACGGTGCTTGTAGAAGTCAGGTGCCTTATCAACCATCTGCTTGAAGTACTTGTACAGCTCATATGTCCAGTACGCGTCATAGCAATTCGACACTACGACTCCCGATACAGTGAAACGATGTCGGGGTCCGGCATTGAGGATGTCGTAGACCCGTGCTGCCCTCTTGGTGGCTTGGTTATTGCTTCCTGCACCGACATTCCACGCTGTAGTCTGCGCACTAGACCCCATTTCGTTAGTTGAAAATTGGGGTTGTCCGTTTTCACCAGGTGCCACAAGTGATCGCGCAGGACATTTTGCCCCATGTACTCCACATACACGTTGTCCCTGCGGTTCATCATGTTTTTTCTGGCTGACACGAGTCGTAGGTTCCCCGGTTCGTAGTGCCCTAGGGTGTCGATTCGGTCGAACTGCAGACCCTTGTAGTCTTCCATTGGTAAGTTGGCTAGCACCCATGAGATGAAACTGTCCATTGACTTGAATCGCATCTCTACCCCCCGGTCCCCATGAGCTTTCGCTGTCGGGTTTCCGGGAGTACAACGCTGCACCATTGCATGATAGCGGTCGCGCAACACAGGTATCCGTTTGTCCCTCTTCCACCTGCCTTGGTGCTGGCAGTCGCAGCCCTTCTGTGTCCCTTTGTATAGCAGTGAATTGCGCCGTTTCCACAAGGTCTTTCCGCATAGCGCGCAATGGACTTCCAACAGAATATGCGGACGCTCGCGCTTCATCTTCCCAGTTAATCGCAGATACGGTTTGAGGTAGTGACCCATTTCCTCCAATAGCCGGTCGTCTAATTCCAGCTTGGATACTCTGTGCGCAAACATAATCCCCTTCTGTAGTAAAAATCAAATGCTCAGGTGTTACCTCCAGGTTGTCCAAGTCTATCACAGACTGTGTACCCTTATACACGACACCCTCATGCTGCACCCATTCAACACCATCCCACAGCCTATCCGTAAGTCGAACACTCTCAATAGGCACAAGTCCACGATCTGTAAGCACAGGTGAACCTTCAGCAATGCAGTTGTACTTGTAGAGCTTATCCCGTGGAATGTTCTCGAAGTACGCACCATGCTTCAAGTAGGACTTTGCATCCGAATCCCAATCAGCAGCACGCAACCAGCGACGAGCCAGAGGCTTCAGGCCATGCTCACCTGCTAGGTTGTCGAGCACGAAGTGCATCAGCAGCGTGTCCTCATGGTGATACACATTGATGCCAAGCCGCTTCGACAGGTAGGGCATGTCGAACGTGCCATTATGACAGACGACAATGCAGTCCCGGCACAGGCGCTCAATCAGCTCAGCAGACTCGGAAGTCTCAGCAAGCTCCTCGGGGATCACCACACCGAACTTTCCATTCCACAAGGCAATCGATAGGATGCGACCAGCCGCGAATGTGTCGTTGTCGATGTCACCAGCGGACTCGATGTCGAGAGCAATGACGCTCCCCTTCTTGAAGGAGATGTCCTGCCCCTCCCAGATCACCCAGTCCTTACCGAGTTCCAGGCCAGGATCGATAGGGCCAAGGTAGCCGTACTGAAGCGCCTGAGCAAGGAACAGGATGGATTGCGGGTTGGTGACGATCTGCTTAGGCGAGAGTGTCTTGTACGCGTCGCCCTTATAGCCCTTCACAGTGCCGAGTGTGATCCTGATGTCTTCGGCCTGTGGGTCATCAACGACTTCGATAGGTGTGCCAGCAGGAAGGCCTGAGACAGCCCTAGCCCTCTTTAGCAGAACTGAGACAAGCACAGGCAGCTTGTCTATGCTGTTAGTCAGAATCTTCATACCTGGCCTCCTATGTATTTGATGAAACGATCACTATTCTTTTTCCCTTGAATAACTTCCTGGACGACACCACGCGCCTGAGCATACGCGATGATTTCTTTCAGCTCCTTCATTCCGTTGATTTCAGACTGGAACTTCAGAAGAATCTTCGGGATTGGCACGAGGCCATTATCCGAGCGAGCAATGAAGCTAATAAACTTATCCACCTTGTTGCTGAAGTTGGAGTTCTTGACGTGGTGAATAAACACCTCGTTCGACGCCATCCAGATGGGTGCTAAGGCAATGGCCTTGAGCATGTGTCGCATCGTGACAACGACACCGCCATGAGCATTAGGGCCGTTGTACATGGCAAGCAGGGCAGCGATACGCAAGACAGAGAATGCCATACGCTCGGTGCCAGGGAACAGCTCACGGCTACTTAGGACATGTTGTGCAGCCATCACCTTGGCTTCCTCAGAGAACTCGATCCACCGCTCAAACACGCCCGGCTCAAACTCGACAGGGATACGGGCTTCCTCGTGTGCTAGAGACCTGGCCTGGCGTGCGCTGAAGTGCGTGTCGAACTTAGTTGTTGCCCTGATAAGGTTCGACAGCATGAAGTCACGCTGCTTGTCGGCAATCTTGCCTGTCGAAGGATTAACAGCAACCAGCTTCACGTCCTGTGAGGACGTAATGTAGTGGTCCCGTTCATCGACAACAACGAGGCAGCGTGGTGTGAAGCCAGACTCAACTCGTTCTTTCGTCAGGTGCTTCGCGGACTGGTCAAGGATACCTGTCCCGTAGAACGTCATGTAGTACGGTGTCGCTGTCTGGTACGCGACCTTGCCGCCCTTGTCCTTACGTGCGACAGCGGGGATATACCCGTCGTAACACTTGGTAAGAAAAGGCATCATGGATGACATGTAGCTGCCCCTTTGTGCAGCGTGTGCGAAAAAGTCCTGCACCTCGTCGATTGCGTACAGGCCAGACTCCTTCGGCTTGGTACGAAGGTATGCCAACAAGGCCTCACCTGTCGAATCTTCAGGTGCAATGTAGGAGTCTGTTCCCTTACCGACACCGATAGCAACGTCCCGCATGATGCCTTCTGCGAGGCGTAGTGACGTTGACTTACGGGACTGGGTGGTGCGTCCTAGTACCAGGAAGTACAGGTTCAATGGCATCCGTTGGACGTTAATGGGCAGGAAAGCATACTTCGCAAACACTGAGGAGAGGATGGCGAGAGCGCCCGCATAGTGGAATTGCTTGGGTGCCATTGCTGACTTCGTTGCAGCCCACACGGCGAACTGATCGACGAAGAGACCCATTGGTTCCTGCTCGTTCTCATGTAGGAAGTTCACATTCTGAAGGGTTAGCTCCCGTGCTTCACTGAGAAGATACGAGGAGCCGGCCTTGGTAGTAGTTTCCAGCTCCTTCTCAGATGGCCCATTGTGCTGTGCCTTCCATCGGGCATGATCCCGGTTGATCTGCTTCCACAGGTAGCCGTCGCCTCTCCCGTCCATAGCGAACTTGTTGAATTCCGTCCCGCGCACGACAGCGAAGGCTTCGACAATTGAGCATCCTTCCTCCCAGAGTGCACATTCGAGGTGATACATCTTCGAGGAGCGGTCTTCCTCGTCAATGAACATGTCGTCTGTAGCGATGTCTGTAATGTACGAGCGGTTGACCATGCCGAGGACTTCGTACATGGTGGGGATGTCAGTGGGGAAGTCTTCTTCCTCGATACCCATTCGCTCGACAGGGGGATACTCGGCTGCGAACTCAGCAGCAGTGATCAACTCACTGCTGACCGTGAGTGTGATTTCCCACGGGTCCACTCGCTTGCAGTTGTGCGTGAACGGGACCCTGAGCTTCTTCGACAGGGGCCAGCCACGATCCATGCCGTCATTGCGGTGATCCTCATAGAGTGCTCGCGAGAGGGCTTCCAGCATGTCATTCGACAGGTCCTTGGCGTCATCAAGCAACCAGTATCCCTGCCAGTGCTTCTCACTGGTCTGAACAAGGATGGAAGGCTGAATCCTCAGCTTGTCAATAGGGCAGTCATCCCCATCTGACCATACGCACGTCGCCTTGATGACATTATCCTTGGCCGCGTGGCGAGTGTTCGACAGGGCCGGGGGCTTCGTGTACAGGAAAGGTGAGTAGTACACATCAAGGTCAGCATGTGCCTTGGTGTAAGCCACCATCTTGTCGAGTTGTGCGGGCAGGTTGAACCAGCGGAAGTTTGTGAGGCCTCCCATCGGACCCTTGAGAATAATAGGCGTCCAGCCTTCGCTGTCTGGGAAGACTGCCCGGAAGAACTCTGTGAGGTTCATACATCTCCTTTCGTATCTGCCTATCATAAGACGGGGCTACACCTCTTGTCGAAGCGCAGCCCCGTCTAGTCAATTGACAGTCAGAGTTCGATCTTGGAAGCCTTAGACTTCTTCGGCTTCACATCATCCCATTCGATCTTCTTGATATTATTGCGCTTGCGGGTCTCACCGTTGTACTCGGACTCCTCGACACCAACGGTGATCGTCGCCGTCTTGCCAACGATGTCGAGAGCAACCTTGTAGTAGTAGTCTGCGGTGCGTTCCGTGGGCTCGGTAGGCCAGGGATTACCCGACGCAGCGCAGAACTTGGGGAGGTCCCAGTGCAGACCATTCTTAGTGACCATGACCAGCCAGTAACGAATCTGGCGAGATGCGTGTGCACCCTCAGTGATCACAAAGTCAACCGTGTACATGGGGTTGCCCTTCTTGGACTCTCCCAGCTCACAGCCATCAACGGTCACTTTGTACAGCCCCTTGGGCAGAGGCTCGAAAGACATCGACTCGGCAACGTCCAGGCTCATCAGTGCATCGAAATCAATCATTGTTGTTCTCCTTCATGTAGTTGTTGATAGTTTCAGGCAGCCACCCGTAGGTGACTAGCTTGTTGTGTCGAATGATAGCATCTGGCTGTGGAAAACCTTTGGAGTTTTCTCGTATGCGGTACAGAATCGTCGTACGGTTGATGCCTGTTCCTTCAATCACGTCAGTGATTGACAAGTACTCAGTCGCCATCCTTCGCCTTCATATCGTAATGCTCATGAACCCAGTGCATAATCTTCGACATGGTTGGGTTTCCAATCATCGGGGGCATGTTGTCGAAGCGTGTCTTAGTCAGGATGGTAGACGACGACTTGACGTTCAGGACGACAACAAGGTTCTCTTCCTCATTGTCTCCCACGTCCTCCCACGTCATACGACCAATCAGGTCGAAGATGGCAGGAAGCTTCTTGAAGCTCTTCTTACCTTCGAAGTCAGGCGCGATCTGGGAGAGCCGTTCCGTCTCCACAATTTCTCGTGACTCGTGGGTGATACAGATGATATTCAGAGATGCATCGAAGGCGATCATGTTCACAAGGTCCAGTACCTTGTCGTATGCAGCTGCCCACATCATAAAGGAATCCTTCGGGTTGATCGCTGCGAAGTGGAGTTTAACAAGCTCCTGAAGTCGGTCAACTGTGTCAATAATAACCGTCTTGAAGGGCTTATCCTCGGCCTCACTGACCCTGACGAGCAGGTCTGCGAACTCCTTGTATGTCGCGGGCTGCACAACGAGCATGTTGTCCAAGTCGCCATATTTAGCAGCGGGCGCTGTGCCTCGCTCCAAGTCAATGTAGAGCACAGGACCAAGCTCTTCGACAGTGCTGGCTGTCGAAGCAAGCGAAGTCTTCCCCGTACCTGAAGGCCCATAGAGTAGAATCTTCAGCTTAGGAACATTCTTGCGGGGGTCTGAAACCTCAATGTTGAGGCCTGTCAGGAAGCTATCAAACTTTCCCATGTTTCTCCTTTCTTCTCTACCGCTTAAAAGCGCAGTAGTAACAGCCGGGATGGCTGTCGAGTTCCCTAATGTTGTCCCGATTTTCATCAGCCCACTGGAAGATTTGGTTAGCTCGTTCGAGAACTGCGTGAGCTGCTGCCCTGTCGTACTTGAAGCATAGCTCATGACTGGCTTGCAGGGCACTTTCAATGGTGCAGTCCCTCGGGAAGAGGACAAGCGAGCAGTAGTTCACCTCATAACCAGTGTTCTCCATGCCCAAACCGTACAGCATCATTTGATAGTAGTACTTCTTGAGCTGAAGCTCAGTGTGAGAGTCCGAGTAGAACTCTGGCTCTTGCTGTTCATTGAAGAAGGTTGCTGACGAGAAGCCCTTGATCTTCTTTTTCGTCAGAACCTTATAATCAACGACATGCCCTGTCGTTGTGTCGAAGCCATCACAGGTACCAGAGATGTCTCCGTACCCATCGATGGTGCCAACAGTTACCTTAGTCTCCTTGAGGTAACCCTTTAGGCCAATGACATTCTCTAGGTAGAGGTGGAAGGCCGTGCCGATCATCGGCGCGAGGGGATGGTTGTTTTTATCCTCGTGGATGCCAAGCAGCTTCTCTGCAAGACAACGCTCACAGAGGTCTCCCAACTCAGACGGCCCCACCTTACGTTGCCTGTCACGCGGCGAGGGCTTCGACAGTTCCCGGATAAGAGAATCATAGATGTCACTCATGAGATGCCCATTCCTTGTACTGCTCTTCCTTCATGACGTATAGATTCCATGCAAATTGATGCAGGTCATCTAGAGGCGACTTAATGAAAACCAGAAAGTCGCCTTCCTCAACGACCTTCCACAACTCCCGTGTCCCAAACAACGGGACACACGAAGTGTGGCGCACGATCTGATCCGAGCCAGTATTAACCACCCACCTTGTCTTACGAATTTTGTCCTGTTCGACAGAAGTGAACATGAACCTAGGTGGAACCTGGATAACCAGCTTATCCTTTGACACGATGAACTCCCTTCGACAGGCTCATGAGGAGAGCAGTTGCCTCACTAGAGTTGTTATAGTCGCCGAGGTACACAACTTCCACGATTTCAGGACAGGATGAGATAAGGTGTGCGCACCCACGACAAGGATAGTGAGTCACATAGAGAGTGTATTCACTCCCATGTTCTGCCATCTTCCGGATGGCACCCCGTTCCGCGTGCACAGTGTTGACACAGTGGCCGTCCACCATTCTGTGCCCCCCTGTGTCGCACGGCTCAAGGGTGGGTGGCGTCTCATTAAACGCTCTCGACACCACCTGGCCGCTCGCACGGTCAATGATCACGCACCCGACATGCGCACGGTCACAACGGGACTTCTTAGCCTCGTCCCGTGCTGCCTTGATTCCCAGCTCTCTCACTTGGAAAGAATCTCCTTATGCTCCGGTGACATAGTAGCTGCCCATCCGAGAACCTTATATCCAAAGTCCGTGACTCCCAAGCGGGGGTCAATGATCTTTGGGACTCGTGACCACTTGTAATCAAGGAATGCGAGAGTGTTGCCACTCAAATACCTCATGAGCCTTGCGAGTGCAGAAGTCTTCAGAACGACCATGTTGCCGTCTTCATCCTCCTTAAGCGCAAGCAGACTCATTCCACTCAGCCGTGCCGAGTAGGGACAAATGTTCTCAGGGAAGCCATCCCTGTAGAACCCTACCTCGTTTCGGTCATGATCCACCCACATGAGTGACAGGTCAAGAGGCTTTGCGGCGTCGAGGTCAATGCTCTTCGACACCAGCTCTCGTGCGTTACACTTCAGGTCAGTTAGTGTTGGCACAGTGAAAACCCGGTTACTGAAAGGATCAACGACAGCCATCTCGTTGTCACCCGTCCACCACTGTGCACACACTGTGCCAGATGTGCTGATCAGACGAAGCTCTCCGTTTGCCAGGTTTGCTGTCCCAAGTTTTGTCCCACTCGGAGTGAGGACAATGCCATCTTCGACGGGAAGATATTTCCGCTTGATGTAGTCAGTCGGCAAATCCTCCCAACCGTAGCCAAGGATGGGGCTATAGATTTCCTTGATGTTTACTCCCATGTCTCCCCCTTTTCGTAATAGTGAAATTCAACAATCGGGACATACTGTCGAGTTGGGTAATCAACCCTGTCACTAATGTAGTACCTAACAGCGCCAAAGTTGATTGACACTGTTCGTGCTGTGAACAGGTGTTCATCACCCTGCGGGGCATACCACAGGTGAACATCCTGGCTGTCGTTGAATGAGGTCCCATTGTTAGCGGCTTCAGTTTCTTTCCGACCATCCAATGCCACATAGGTCTCCCACTTGTAATCAAGCACATGAATGCAGACGACACTGCCATCAGTGAACTGAATATATGCATCCCTGTTGTTGTCTAGCCAGAACTTTTCCACGCTCTTCTTCAGAAGCTTAGCGACGGTCTTGTGATTGCACTCTATAATCCGCATGTCAGTTTTCTCCCTTCATCATAAAGCGAGTGAGCGCCCAAACGAGGACGAACAGGATCATGATCATCAGGAAGATTGCTACCAGCCCTGCAAGGTAGAAGGCACAAGCAATCACGATGTACATGTGCCATGACGGGAACCAGAGGCCCGTCACGGTAAGAGCAATGCAAAACATGATCGGAATAAACGAGCGCTGCTTGCGTTCATCCCAACTGGCCTTTAGTTTGTTAGTACAATCACGGTAGTCGTCATGCATAGTAACTTACTTTCGGTTGTTGTTGTTGTTTCTTTCCTAAATTAGGCCACTGGCCTTCAGTCTGTCAAACCGTTCCTGCAAGCGGCCTAGCACACGGTCATCCACCGTGTCAATAGCTTGAATCAGGAAACGGTTGACAGCCGTCTTTTGCCCCTGCCGATTAAGGCGTCCCGTCGCCTGTTCGTTAATGACCAAGCTGTTCGACTGGCTCAGCCAAATTTCCGTATGACACACGTCTTGGAGGCCATCAACACCCTCACTCATAGCCTCATGCTGAGCGACAATGACACGGACTGTCCCGTCAATCATGGCGTGGAAGTCACCACGGGACTTACCAGACACCTCAATGCATGAGATACCGGCTTTGCGCAAACGGTGTAACACTGCCTTGATGAACTTCTGGGAGTGTACCCACACAACGATAGGTTCGTCCTCGGGAAGATCCCCAATGATGTCCATCATTGCGTCTAGCTTTGGGGACTTACAATCCTCGTGGTAGTCAACAGCGCCGTCCTCGTTAAATGATGGGGCTCCCAGTGTCATCTGTCGAAGCCGTAGGTCAAGCTCCATGGGAATAGACAAGGCTAGTGGTGTGTCATTCAAGTACGTGAGTGCATCTTTTTCCAGGTCGTTGTACAGCTTGCGTTGCGTGCGAGACAATTCCACTTCGACACGGTGAATAATCACGCCGGGTAGCTCCGGGTTTGCCTCAGCCTGAGACACCTCATGGTACGATGGCGCACCACGGCGCACCATGCCCGGATGCTTCTCGCTCGTATAAGTCTTCCCGAAAGAGCTAAAGGCATTGAACTCTTCCGTGAAAAACTTGGCGCAGAAGTCCCAGTAGCCACCATAGTGGTTAGGCCATAGGAACTTGAGGGCCGCCCAGATGTTGCAGGGCTTATTCCCTGCCGGTGTCGCACTCAAGGCGAGCCGGTATTTGGCTTGAATGTTTCGTGCGACAGCGAAGTTCAGGGAAGAATGGTTGCACGCGCGGTGCCATTCGTCGGCAATGAGCATGCCGAACTCAACACCGTAGAATGGCTTGCTCATGGCTTTGTAGATCATCTTCTTAGCCTTACCGTCCCAGCGCTTTTCCTTGTTACGTGAGCGCATTAGCTCCCAGGTAATAAAGTAGACGCCAGGTTTGTGGGCTTCAAGGTTGTCCCATACTTGCAGAGCAGCTTTGGTTTTCTTCCCCGACAAGGTGTCCATATCAAGGCTCGCGAGCATTTTCCAGTGCTTGCGCCATCCTGACTCAGTGCGGACAGGGGCAACCACGAGGATGATTTGATCCTTGATTGTATCCCCGAATGCGTTTATGGCATTCCACACCGACACAGCGGTCTTGCCTGTTCCGAGGCCCGCGCCTACCAGCCCCGTGAAAGGCGTCTTAGAGTTTGCTAGCCCTACTAATACTCGGGACTGGTAGGAACGGGGGGTGAATGCCATTTAACAAACCCCCGAGTAATCAGTCTGCATTGTAGTATTCTCCTTCATTAGCCTAGCTCCCAGAAAACAACTTGTTCAGTGGATCCCATATCTTGTGTGAGCATGGCATTAAGGATGACATCTAGTCCGAGCTTATCCAAGGCAACCTGTAGATCCTCATTGATGTCCGACACATCCGTCTCAGGGCGTTCAATGCCCCAATACCCGTCACGCCCAACCTCAGCACAAACGGTCAGGTCAGTTCCATCATACAGGTAGGTTGCTACGTAGAATCCCTGGTCAACAAGCTCGTTAATGTCATGCTTTGCAGCCACCCGTCGGATAGCAGCTTCGACAGCCTTGACACAAACCTGCTGGTACTTTGTAGTGATTTCATCGAGAGACATGTCAGTTCCTTTCTGTTGCAATAATTTCTGCATAGAAGATGTGATCCTTAACGACACCTTCTGCGTATTCAATTTCTTCAAGGCTAGCCTCATTGAATGTTGCCTTGATGTCGAACGTTGGTAGTTCGTGCACGCCGGGGATGACAACGAGTGTTGCCCAATCCTTCACCCACAAGAATCGCCCATTCTGTCTGTCCCACTCTTCGTAACCGACGGAAGGAAGAGCCTCATTCCACCACTGAGTGAAGCCGAGGCCACGAATCCAGTCATCATGCAGGGTCTCCCAGTCAGTGTCAGGTTTGAACTCACCATCATGGTACAGCTCGTAGAAGATGTCCTCCTTAAACTCTTCTAGCTTAACAGTAGACCCTTCCACCCAATCCTTTAGCATTCTTATCTCCCTTCAATGTAAATACTGATGCCATTAGGCAATTCAATTTCTATCCCTGTTCCTAGGGTTTTGTGAATGATTTCAGCCGCTCTCATCTGTCGAACAGATTCAAGCCACTGAGTTGAATACTCGACAAGCTCACTGTCTTCCAGGGCACGGGCAGTGGCTTCCACCTGTTCAATAGTGTAGCCACTACCCGTGCCGTATGTCTTCCATTTCATCGGAACGTCGCGTAGACCTCCGACACATTGGTGGCAGGTTCCAGGTCAATCAGACCCAGACTTGCAAGCTTACGCGTGTTCAACTTCGGCTTGTCGTAGCAAGCCTCTCGCACTGCCTTGGGCAGCTTCTTGAAAGCTGCCATCTTCTCAACCGCCGCTGGGTTAACTGTGCGTCGCACCATGAACGACACGGACATGTCGCCTACCGTAATCTTGTCTCCGGGTTGGAAGGCTGCGCACAGCTCCCGCTTCAGGTTGTCACGGGCCTCTGTCAGCTCAGCAATCTCAGTATTGAGCTTGATAATCTTTGCAACGAGTGCTTCAGTGTTCATTGTTTTCTCCTTCTTTTGTTAAGCTAGGCAGTATTTGGGGTTTTCGACAGGAACAGGTTTCATCCTGAGTATCCTCGGGACCAATGAGATTGAGTAGCCACACCAAATCTTCTGCCGAAAACTCACGGCGCTGTTCGCCTTGAAGACCATCGTCTTGCAGTCTCCAAATGACTACATGTGCCTTTAGCCATCGTGGAATCTTTATCGTCCTATTTCCTTTCAGTTGATCCGACGGATAGCCCCATGTGACACTACGCGTGTGAATGCATCCTGAACAAAATCATTCCAGTCTTCCCAAGACACCTCGCGTGCGACTTCACTCGCTTTGTAGGCTCTACCAAAAATCATAATCCGCCCGTTCGCCTTATCAAAGGCATCCGCACAGATGTCTTCAAACTCTTCGATAATGCCAAGGGTTCCATCTTTCGACACGTAGTCCCACATACCCTTGTCAAGTCCCAATTCTTCCGAGCTGTAAGATTTGCGCTTATCCCAATTAGTGAGATTTTCAGGGTTGATTTTCATGTTGTTTTTCACTCCTCAATATTGATCAGATAACATTCTTCACTATCCTGATCCCAGATGAACTGGTGTGCCCATCCATGCAGGAAGCGCATGTCATCAAGGCTTACGCCTTCGCTCGCCTCTGTCTCGAAATACCAGTACAGTTGGTTGTCAGCTATGTTGGTATTGCACCGCCATACGAGACCTTCGACAGCGACGAAGATGCCAGATGGCTCGTTTTCACTGAACAGGTCCAAATAGCCGACGAACTCATACCCTCGTTCAACAAACCACGGGTTAATAACTGTCAGGTCCCACCCTGTCGCATCGTTAACGTACCCGACTAGATGTTCCTGCATAGATTCAAGCGGGTAAGCCTTGTCGCTAATGATGTTCAGCAATTCTTCCCACATGCTAGTCACCAACCCATCAGCATACCGAGGAAGATGAATCCCCACACTATTCCGAGGATTGCAGAGACAATGCCAAGAATGGCAGCAGCTACATCATTCTTGGCTGTTACTAGTAGTGCAATACCCAAACCAAGCATGACAATACAACTAGTAAAGCCAGCGATATACCCGATGGTAGTCATGTTAGTATTCTCCTCCCGAATTGATAAGGTCTTCCAAATAGCTAATGGCATTGGCAATGACGAACTCTTCCCACTCAAGCCCATTTTCTATATCTTCCTGATAAAACTCCCACAAACTGTCTTGTAGGTCATTAGCATTGAAAATATGCTCCTTATAATGCAGCAATGCATCTTGTTGGCCAAGCCATTCAAACTCGATACCTTCAATACCATACCAATTAGGCATTGCCTTCTTCCTCTCCCATCAGTTCATAAATGTATGCTTCACGCATGGCGGCTTTCAGATTCTTCCATGCATCCCCGTAACGAGGCTCCGGAGGCCAACTAGGGATCATTCCTCATCACCTTCCATGACGTAGCAGTCACATTCAATGATCCCAGGGATTCCGCCTTCAACCCAGCCGACACCATGAGGGTCTTCAGGACCTTCGACAAGGCCAGCGGGTACAACCTTAAGCTTCCCACTGAACAGCATGTCAAGGATCAGACCGTACAACTGATCTTCAATGATCATTGCAATGGCACTAATACGCGCCTCTGCAATGATGTCCCTGCGCATATCGGGATCAATAACAAGGTCATAGTTAGGTGGCATGAAATCCTCCGTATCGGGACGCCCCATAGCATCCCATGCCTTGTAGATAGCTTCGTTGCTGCACCACCCGTTAATAGCTGTGCAGGTCTGATCCCAAATATTGACAGGGCCGTTTAGCACGCTCGCAATGAATGCAGTTGATGGATGGCCACCAAGGATTTTCTGTGCGTAGATTGTTGACAGCATTGTTCTACCTTTCGGTCTCGTTTGTTTTTCTGTCGCTCCCTGCCTAGGAATCGAACCTAGCGAGCCTCCCAAACGAGGGCAGGGATGAGATTATTTGTAGATAATCTCAAAGGGCTGCGTGGAGCCTTTCAGGCATGTGAACAGCTCATCACATGTGTAGACGCCACCATTACGGCTGTGAACACAGTCGCTATACCAAAGGCCATCTTCACGAAGCATGAACACCCTTACCGAGGAGTAACAGGCTATGACAGTCCCCGGCGTCAGAAGCAGGTCTGATGGTTTTCGGATTGGGATGAAAGTCCCTTGAGGTCTCTTGAGTCTCACCTTGTTGGCATCCTTAAGAAACGCAACAGTCTCTCGAAGATCGTCAATCTTGCGGTTGTAAGCATTCAGAGATGCCATGTCACACTCCTTCGTGTAGAAGCTCTACGGCTCTATCATCCTCAAGGGTCTTCAGTATAAGGAGGTACATGCCTTCACTGTCTAAGACGACACCCTGTGAATAGTTCTGCCAGACACGATCATATGAATTAGAGGTGAGGAACCACTCCGAAACACCGACTATAATGAGGGTACCGAGCCGGAAGTTTTTGTCCAGGTCTTCTGGCTTGCTAATCGTAATGTCCCCGAGTGTGAACTTGCCGAATGTGGTGTCGTTCAGAAGCTGCTTGACGAGGGACTGGGCTTTGAAGACTGTCTTCAGGTAGTCATTCATCACAGGCTCACCCCCTGACAACCAACGATCCGCTCATGAGGTGTGGCGCTGTCAAATAGGACTGTAGTAGGCATTGGTGTTCCTTTCTGTTGGCACTGATTGTTGTTCCCGGCGTGGGAGTCGAACCCACATTTACCTACCAACAGGGCCGGGATACCCTTCTCAGGGTGTACTCACGAGGGCATACTCACGCCCCCACCTGTCGTGCATGCGGACAGCGTGTGCTTCCCATATGTCCCACTTGATGGGTGGTGCATCTCGCCATATCCGCAAGACCATGCCGACAAGTCGCTTTTCGTATGGCGACAGCCCCGAGGAATTAGCGTACAGGTTGCCGTCCGCATCCCAAGTGCACACGACTGTGCCGGTGAGCCGGTTCTGAATAAAAAACCCATTCATCCCACGACACAGCGTGTACTTGGATCCGAGGCGTCGCGTCCCCATGAACTGGGAGTCAGGGTAGGCGCTTTGTAAGGTGTCCCGAATCGTCATGTCTCAAATGTCTTTCAGTGGGAGTAGGGTCTTGTATGCCCGGCGGTGAGTGACCTCCCAGGTCTCCCAGTCAACCCTGTACCAGGGCCGCCATACCTCAATGATCTGGTTAATGACGCTCTTCTCATGCCAAGCGAGTTCCCCGAGAACCCACACGACGCCCGTGTGCTTATTCCACTGGCACACAATCTCGTGGGTGTCGTTGCGCACGAGCATGTACAAGTTCTTGTCCCGGTTGATGTGAAGCTTTCCACCGACAAGGCAGGGGTAGTAGCCCCAGCCGTTATTCTTCAGGTTCTGGAGTGTTGCCTTGATGGTTGTCATCAGTACTGCCACCCATCCTTGTTCGTAGCGGTCTCGAACTCACGGAGTGTTGCCCCGGTCGGGTAGTAGGACTCCCAAGCTTCAAGGTCATGGGTAATCCGCTCCATCTCCCGGCGCTCCCTCGCGCGAATACGCTTGCTCAGGTCCCGGGTGTGCCGGGTGTACAGAGAGTGCTCCCTGCGGAACTCACGGGGGTGCCACGTGACACCACGCGCTTCCTTCACGTCCCAGGGATCGGTCTTGTAGGTCTTCGACATGATTTTACCTTTCGGTGTTGGGTTGAGCGCCCTCACCTGTTGAGGGTGCTTCGTTCCCCGCCCGGGGATCGAACCCGGCTTTGTCGCCATTGATGCGGGGATGTCTTGTTGGAGACTATTCGTGCTCACGTGGGCCGTCGTAGTACTCAATCGTGTACACGTGACGTATCTGCTTGTCTGGGCTTGGTACGGTGATTCGGTATGGGAGGTAGCCTTCCTTGAAGTAGGTCATGCGTCGCCTCTCACCAGGAAACCTCACATTGAGGAAGTTCGACAGCTCGTGAGGCGCGAAGTCCTCGGTCTTTTCGTCGTGGTGCGTGGCGGACCAGTGACCTGCCGGTGTCTTGTGCTCAGTCCATCGGGTGATGTGTGCCCTTGTCGTGTTTCGCATGTTAATTTCCTTGTGTGTTCGCGTTCGCGTTGGCTTCGACAGCTGCCCAGAACGTGGTTGTGGGGGAGGGTTCGAATGTCTGGGTTGTGGGGTTGAAGATGTAGGCGTCGTTGGCGATGCCTTCAATGTTGAAGTCGTCGGCGTGCTCGCTTAGTGCGTTGCGGATTTCGTCGTACACGTCGGTGATGGTGGCCAGCTGGCTCATTGTCGGCTCCTTTCGGATGAACTTGTATAGTGCTTGTGTGTACCTGTCGTGGAGGGTGACGCGTTTCCACTGTGTGTCGGTGGCACAGGTGACGTCTTGCTCAGTGATCATGCAGACCCCGGTCTGCATGTAGGGGACTGTCGTATACCTATCGGGCACCTGGTCAAGGGGGGCGTATTCTACTGTTAGTCCGTCGTTGTTGGTTTCGGTGGCGGCGACACTGATGGGTGCTGTGGCGAGTAGGGCGGTGGCTGCTAGGGCTGCGATGTTCATTGTTGGTTTCCTTGGGGGTGCCCGGCCCCGCGTGGGTTGTGATCAGGGCCGGGCGTTGGTTGGTGGTCAGTAGACGGTGAGGGCGAACCCCGCGTCTTCGAGCTGGGTAAGCGCCTTGCGGTCGCCGTTCAGGCCGCGCATGACGCGCTGTGCCCACTTGGCTGCGTCGTAGGCGTTGAAGCCAGGTACGAGGGCGAACCATTCCTTGTAGCGGTCGTAATCGCCTGTGATGCGGCTGAGGGTGGGGACGCGGGTGTACTCGTCGGTGAGGTTGACTAGATGTGTCATGGTTGGGGGCCTTTCGGTCTCGTTTGGTTTGTTGTGCCTTCAGCTTACACGGGGTGTTGTCACTCTGTCAACTGGAAGCTTCGTGATGTGTGTCGCATCGTGAGCCGGGCAGGAATCGAACCTGCCTTCACCCGCCACCGTCGTTGCGAACGACAGGGGCGCGGCTCTGAGGTGCCTAGCGCGGTGAGCGGCTGCTCAGTGCGTCTAAGCCCTAGCCTGTGGAAGCGTTCGACAGGGGGGTGCCAACCCCGTCGCGACGGTGCAAGCCGTCGCCTTCCACGTCATTTAGTTTACAGTCAAGATCGTTCGGATCAAGGGGCTTGCCCGCCTCATGGCGGTCTTTGGTTTTGGCCTTTGGGCTGTTTCCCTTGCCGATGGCCTAAGCTTAGCGCAGCGTCTGTCAGAGTGTCAACTCAAGTCTGCGTGGCTTGCATCACATCGCGTGTGGTGTGATTGAACGACACGGACTGCCTCGCTACAGCACAGGCCTTCGACACACCCCGGGCCTCATGTTGTGTTCGGCAATGCCCGCCCCTCTCATGACGAGGGCAGGGCCTCTCACGCT